ACAGCCACCTCAACAGCCACCTCAACAGCAGCCCCAGGCACCACAACAGCCATCACCACAACAGCAGCCAGATGCACCAGATGAAAATGTCAAGGGTTTTATATCAAATAGTACGTTAGATGATGTGCCACATGATATTAATGAATTTCATGTAGGATTGCCCAAAAATTACAATGAAATATATGGTCCATATAATATGAATAATGTATATCCTGTAAAAGATTTTTCTAGTTTTATTAATTTAAGAAAACCAACAGAAATTAGTGATAAAATATTAACAGCACCAATAACATATAATAGAGGTATTTTTGATTGTTTAGAACAAGTCAATGGATTTATACCAGGCGCGTCAGAACAAATAGAAGAATCATCTCCACAGGAGGTACCTGGATTTATAACAGGAGCTACTAGACAAGATGACGATGATGAAAATAATTTAGTAAATGTTCATATTGTTTGGGCTGATTGGTGTGGATATTCTAATAAAGCAATGGAAGCATGGCCCAAAATGCAGTCGATTATAGGAGATAAACATAAAGATACTAAAATAATATACAAAGATATTCTTGAAAGAGATAATAAAGACTCGATAGGTAGTGGTAGGAAATATGATACAACAGCATTTCCATATATATTTGTGATGGGCAATGTTAATAATAAACCAGTAAATGAGAAATATAATGCTGTAGAAACGGATTCAATGGTTGATAAACTACAAAAGATTATCAATAAATATTATTAATTATAAATAACAATATAAATATTTAGGAAAAAAGCAAAAAGCAACCATATTATGTAGGGTATTAATAAAGAAGCAGCAATCATAGAAATTTTATAAAATTCAGAAATAGTAATTATAGTAAATATAATAATTAAGATCAAATCAATCAAAGCTAACCTGGGACTTTTTAGTTTAAAAAATATAAATGACCAACTAAGATTAAATAATAATTGAACAAAGAAAAATATGATAGGGCGATAATTATTACATTTATTATTAATAATAATTATTATAAAAGATATAACCATTGACAAATATAATATAGGCCACACAATACCAAAAATATAATTGGGGGGACTATATTTAGATTTTTTAAGTTTATAATACCAGTTATTCATATATTAAATATTTTATTTTTATTTTTATCTATAATAATATATATAATTATTATGGAAAATTTTGAATATTGTTTAATTGTAATATTGTTTTTATTATTATTTATTAATTATTGTAGTGGAGAATTTAAGCAAAATAGATATAGATCAGAATTATTAGAACCATCTGTAAAAACACAAAAAGCAATGCGTAAACCAAAAGTAATGCCCAAACTTCACGATCAACCAAGTGACATACAATATAATAATGATTATAATAAGGAAGTAATTGAAAAACAATTTGATGTTGTGAATGATATGACAACTGGTGGTAAAGCAATTGGTGATATAGATGCGAATGCTATGAGTGTTGGTAAATTAGATACATCATTATTTGGACTAAAACAAAAAACGGATCATGTAAGTGGTGTATATGATTCAACTCTATTAGATCACAGAAAGGCATTTAAAATGGACAATGTTCAAAATTTTCCATTAGTTAAAGCATATCAAGAACAAGTATTTGGAACTATGAATAATCGTTCAGATTTATTTTATAATGATCCAAGAATGAATAACGTATCAACTTCCGGTGGTGGTAAACATACGGGTTCTGTAACTGTACATATTGTATGGGCTGATTGGTGTGGATATTCTAATAAAGCAATGGAAGCCTGGCCTAAAATGAAATCAATGATTGGAAATAATCATATGGGTATTAATATTAATTATAAAGATATTCTTGAGAAAGATAATAAACACTTGATTGGTAAAGGTAAGAAATTTGATACTACAGGATTTCCATATGTATTTGTGATAGGCATTGTAAATAATAGACCTATTAATGAGAAATTTAATGCTGTAGACGCTGAGCCTATGGCGAAAGGAGTAAAAGGAATATTAGAAAATCATGCCAATAAATTTAGATCAGAAGAGAATTTAGAGAGTAACGAAGAATCGGATTTATCCACGACTGGATCATTATTAGGATCAGATAAAGGTATGTTATCATTAGATGAGACGCAGGGATCTCCAAGTGATGTGGGTAGACCATTAATGTAAAATATTATTGATGCTTAACAACTTCAACCCTATTTTTTATTCTAGATGATGTTATATCATCAGATTGATTTGTATTTTTTTGAAAATTCTTATCAGAATAATCCCAAAATTCTTTTGCTCCACATTTAAAATTGGGTCTTTCAGGTGCTTTATACCAAAATACTTGATCTACTAGTTGATTACTATTAGCGTTATTATCAATTACTAAGCACTCATAATTTTCTGTACATTGATCCATAACCTGACAAAACATATCAAATGTAGGAAACATTCCCGCATAATGTTCATATAATCTTTTTCTATTTGATACGTAATTTTCTCTTAGTATAAAAACATAATCTATATTTGTTCTAAGATTCGGTGGTATACCTAAAGCATATTGCATAGTCAATAAAAATAAAATCTTATAATGTCTACCATTCATGAATATAGACCTTATATCTGTATTTTTTGTCCAAGAATTATCATACAAACAGTCATCTAAAATCAAAAAAACTCTCGGATCCATATTTGGATTTTGTTTTAATTTTTCAACCATTAATTTTTGCCTTTTTATTATATTTTGAATAATTTGGGCAGTATATTCCTCATGTATAAATACTTTTGGAATAATACTACCATAAAATTCATTAGCCGCCTCTGTACCTGAAATAGCTTGTCCAACCGGTATATTCTGGTGATGATATAAAATATCTTTAACTAAATAAGATTTACCAGTATTTCTTTTACCAATCAATACAACAACCTTATCACTTGTTATTTTATTCATATTAAATTTTTTTATTTGAATTTCCATTAGTTACTTACTATCTATTATATATTTAATTACATTAAAAATACGCAATTAAAAATTAGTTTAAATTATTTAATAAAACTATAATAAATATTAAATAAATGAATATAAGATATAGCATATGGTCTATTGATGAATATAAAAATTTAAATAAAAAATTTAAAGAACATAATCTAGTAAATGATTTACAATTATATTATCCAATATTATCTTTATTCTTTAATTATAAAAATAACAAAAATTCTAAAAAAATAATTGATATTAAGAAAAGATTTAAGATTATCGATATAATTAATTGTAATGATATCTCTCATACATGTTCAAATAAGCTTATAGACGCACTCGTATTAGATAATAATAATAATTTTATTAAATCTAAAAATTTATTTTTAAAAACTATACCAATTATAGATATTGTTCATTATTGTACTAATAAATATGATACAAAATTAAATAGTTTACCAAGTAATTATAAATATAATTATTTAACAAAAATAAATGATATGAATAATACGGCTTATATTGATGCTTTTTTTTCATATATAGCAAGTGAATTATATTTATCGCACAAAACTCCTTCATTAGCTATCTTTTATGGTTCATATGTTGGTATAGGAGATTATAAACATAATATTAGTTCAGATTACTCATATCTGAAAGAATCAGTATATTTTAATGAAAATATAGGTAAATTATATGATATAGCTATAGAAGAATCAGAAAGCTCAGATGATATGGATCTATCTAAATCCACTATAAATTCATTTAAAACTGATAATACAGATAATACTTATGATTCAATGAGTATTACTGATACAGATGATTCTAATTTAAATTGTGACATATATTTATTTTTAAAAAATATTCCATTAAAACAAATAATTATTGAAAAATTAGAAAATACATTAGAATATTATTTATCAGAAAGGTATTTTGATATTAATATTATTATTTCATGTTTTTTCCAAATAACATTCTGTTTAGCATATTTACAAAAACATTTTAATTTTACACACAATGACTTACATATTGATAACATTATGTTTACTAGTACCAAACATAAGTTCTTATATTATAAGTTAAATAATATATATTTTAAAGTTCCAACCTATGGTAAAATTTTTAAAATAATTGATTATGGAAGATCTATATTTGATTTTAAGGGTAAAACATATTTTAGTGATTGTTTTTCAAAATATGGTGAAGCAGATGGACAATATACATACCCAATTGATTCTGTTCCTTTATTTAATAAACAAGATCATAATAATATTCCTATTAATTATAGCTTTGATCTATGTAGATTATCAACAACAATATTAGATTCATTTGAAATGTTTGAACCACCCAAATCTGAATTATTTAATGAATTTTTAAATTTATTAAAGAAAATTTTACTAGATAAAAATAATAATATTATATATGATCCTAGAGAATATGCTTCTTTTTCATTATATATAAATATTGCTAAAAACGCATGTAATGGTATTCCAAAAGATATATTATTTAATCCTATATTTAATATTTACAAAATATCAAAAAAAGAAACAATAAATAAACATATTTACACTTTAAATTAAAATGGAACCTTTGTAGGTTCTATATTTTCTATAACACTTTCTTCTACACCAAGTGGTTCAATTTCTATATTATCATTAGTATCTACTACACATACATTATTAATACAACAAATATACATATAACATATAGTAAATAATCCTATAAATATAATTAATTGATTATTTACTTTATTATCATTAATATATTTATTATCATTTTCATCTTCTACATTATATTTTGTTTTGTAATAAATCTCGGATAATATAACGCAAATACCTCCTACAAATAATGATGTTACAATCGGATTATACATAAATATTATAATATTTTTACTATTTAAATTTTACTCAAATAACGTATAATCATTATCATTATTTAATTTATCTATATCATCTAATATACCATCAACTGTTTCTGTATCATCTACTGTTTCTGTATCATCTACTGTTTCTGTATCATCTATTTTCCCTGAATTTAAATCTGATTCATCTATAATAATTACTTCATTATCTTCTTGATTGTCTTCATTTAATTTTTTTATATCTTTAATATTATTATCTGTTTTTCTTTCTAAATCTGAAATAATTTTAGTTTCTTGTTCATCATCTGAATCATCCTTTATAATCCCAATGTTCTTAAACATATCTATATCTGATCTCTCTTCTGAATCATATGTTTCCGTGTTAATGTTATCCTCATTTATAATATCTGTATAATTAATATTATTTATTTGTTCTATTATAGATTTATTATTATCATTATTAATAATATCATTGATTAATTCTTTATTATCTTCATCTTTTTTTAATATATTATTAATTTTTTCTTCTTCATCATCACTTATTATAATTTCATCGTTGTCATATGTATTCTCTTTAAAATTACTTTCTATTTCTTTAATTATTTTACCCCTTTTAGTATCATTATTTTGATTATTAATAGTATCATTATTTGTATCAATATTAGAAGATTCTGTTTCAATACTTTGAGAATCTATCTCATTCGACATTATCATATGATTTTTTAATATATCTTTTACTGGTAAACATGTTCTTATTGTATATTCAATAGAATCACGTATTATATTTTCAATTATTCTTATATTTTTTTGATATTCACTACTTGTTATACGATTATCAAAAAGATTTGGATTTTTCCATATTTCTCTAGCAATATTTATATAACACTTATGTATAAAATTAATTGTTTTTGGAACTACTAAATTTACTTTTTTATTATAATTTTTACCTATACTAGTTAAAATACGAGTATGACTTATAAATACTGCTGTTATTAAATCGTCTATAAACTCACACTTTGATCGCTCAACTATTTTACTTCTTTCTAACTCAATCATTTCTTGATTCCATTTTATTACATTTTCTAAATTTAATCTAAAATTTTTTATATTCCTCTTTGATTCTATAAATAAATCATGTATTCCATCATATAATCTATCTTTTAAAACATCTATTAGTTGTTTTGTATATTCAACTTTAGCCTGTGAATATATATATGAATAAGCCATAATATTTTATTAATATCTTTTATTACAAATTTAAACTTATAATTTGAAATAATTTTTATGATTATTATAATAAAAAATGGGGTTCTTAAATTATATAAGTACCAATAATGATATAAGAGCCATCGTTGGTTCAATTATGTTAATATGTTTATTATTATGTATACTTACGTGTAATTATAAATTTGCCGTTTGTCAAGAAAATATTAATAAAAATAAAGTAATTCATTCTAGTGGTCATCATAAAATATGTAATAATAGAAATGATATGATTAATTTACATAATAATAATCTAAATAATCTTTAATTTAAAATATTTAAATATATGATTTTTATTATATAGTATTATATAGTATTATATGTTAGATTATTTCGGATCTATTACAAAACCACCCGAAGATGTTGATAAAGAATTAATTGAAACATTTAAAAATAAAGCACCCGAAGAAACATTAAAAATTATAATATCCGATTTAAAAAATAAAAAAGTTATAACAGAATATAGCATTACTGGTTGGAATATGTACGCCAAAAAACAATTATGTGATATTATTGTTATTGAATTAAATAATAGATTACAAGCAAATAATAAAAAATTAAAAGCAACATATTGTTTGAAAAACTATTTAAACGATGATGTAATATATAAAATATTTAATAAATGACATTCGGTTTATATTTTAAAGAATTATTAGAAATACAGTTAAAAAAAGATAATATATATTATCCAAAACATATTAAATCATTTGTATATAGTTGGAATAAATTTATATGGCAAAATACTTACTCTCATGATTTATTATTACTTACAAATATTATTTATAAAGAAATATTTTTTTATTTATTTTTTAATAAAACAATAAATTTTATTTTTATTAATAAATGTTTTAATGTCCTAAATATAATATAATTAAATTAGTAACAAATATTGATTTATATAGTTCATCATTTATAAATTCTTTTAAATCATTATTAAATTTTTCTATTGTTATATCTCTAACATATTTTAAATCATTAAAATTATTTACTTTTTTCCACTTTAAAAATATATAATTATATATATTTTTTAAAATCTGAATATTTATATTTTCTAAAATATTATAAATTTTATTAATATCATAATAATCTTTCAATATATCTAAAAAATTAAATGTATAGTTTTTATTATATGATAATTGATATATTTTTAATAATGATGTGTCATTAACAAAAACAGACATCTATTATATTTAATATATTTTTAAATAATTATATTATAACGTGTTGCCTTTACCAAATATTATTAAATAATTATTATCAACTACTTTCTGTGCTCTTTCTAATGCTGTTTTTCCCCATCTACTAGATTTAGTTTGAGTTGATACATTTTTAAATTTAACATCGTATGAATCATTATCACTATTACATAAATCCATCCAACATGGACACTGTGCATTTCCATCCCATACACGGTGACAATATTCACATGTATATAGTGTTTCGTTCATCTTTTTTATAAAATTTAAAAATATTCTTTTCAAATTTTATATTATTTCTACTTCTTTTATTAATCCATAATCATATTGTTTTTCTTTTATTATATCAATCATTTTATTTGTATATATATCGATTATTTCTTTTAATTTTTTATTTTCATCAACATCATAGACTTGTGTACATATAGTTACAAAATGATTCACAGATTCATCTAAATAATATTTACAATTCTCCAATATATTTTTATTCTCTTTATTATGGTTATCAATATCTAATTTATCTAAATATTTTAATAATCTTTTATATTTTTTTAATCCTTTTAGAAATGATTGTTTATCAAAATTTTTATAATTATATATTCTTTTAATATCATCATGTTTCTCTACATATTCTGATATCTCATCTGGTTTAATTATTTTATTAACATTATCATATATTTCCGTTCTATTCTGAATATATACATTATATAATATATATATAATAAATATTCCTACTACATAGTTTGATATATTATCAAAATATATTATTATGCCAAATATAAACATTAATATTACATAGTCTTCAACCATTTATCTTATTATATTTATAAAATATAATAATATAGATATTATTATTAAAAATATACCCATATAAATACAATTATCTTCATCTTGTAAATATCTAACTAATGTTATACAATGTATCTTTAATAAATATATAATATTTCTATCTTTATTATCTACTAGTAGATCATCATATTCTAATTTAACTTTAACTAACATTTTTTTGTATTCTGGCCAAAAATTAATAATAACGTTCGTTAAATTCATAAAAATATCACCCATTTTAACATCCATTATTGTTTCTTTTTTTTTATCATCTTGATCACTAATTATTTTATTGTCATTTATTGTTTTTTCTATTATTTCTTCATCTATTTCATTGTATAATTGTGGTATTTTTTCAAATATATCTTCTCCAACCGGAGTTCTTCCAAAAAAAATATCATCTTCATGTTTAAAATTAAAATATTTATCATATTTATTTTCATCTAATTCTGAAATATTCATACTTATTATATATTAGATTAATTAATATATGAAATTAAATGTACGTTTGATAACATCATGCGTCTACAACAATATTTTTTTAATCCTAAATCATCCAAAACTTTCCCTTCAATAGATTTATCATTATTTTTTAAATTAATATATTTAATATCTAATTTATTATCATTTTCTTTCTCATCTTTATTTTTTTCCATATTTGACATTATTATAAATGGATCCCATTTATCTGCAATAATATTATTACATGTAAAACATCTAATTGGTATTAACATTATATATATATGTATATATAATATAATACTTATATCAAATTTATTTAAATATAATACATATATTTATTATTATATGAGAGAAAGTTTAATTCATAAAAATGAAAAAAAAAATGAGTCTTTAATCAGTTTTGAAGAAAATGATAATAAAAAAAAATGTTGTAATTTAAAATGTTGTATACTAACTAGTATATCTTTAATATGTTTGACGTCTATTGGTGGATTAATATATGCTAATATTATTTGTAGAAGTTTCACTAATAATCTGTGTGATATAAATAATAATTGCCCAAACTATTCACCTTGTGAATCTGGATCAGGGTTGTAAATTTATTATAATAATAAATGATAAGATCAATGAATTAGAAAAAAAAATAGATAAAATATTAAGTATTTTAGAATATAATATTCACCAAATTGTTCTAGAATGAATTCACATATATCTTTTATAGAATCTGTATATAATAATGCAATAGTATTTAATATATTCGTTTAACAAATAATTAATTTGAAATATTTTTTTTTGTTTTATTACAATTACAATTTAAAAATGCCTACTTGGGTCGAAATTGTTAAGCGTGGGCTACCAGACCCTAATGTTGATGAGGATGTTGGGCTTAGCAAGGAACAAGAATATGAGGACAGGTTTGGGCATCTAGAGCACGAGTTTACTACTGGGTGGGAGGATACGTATGACTCACTCACACCAGATGTAATTAATGAGTATTGGAAAGATATGTTTAGTTATATGAATAGCTTTAATTTTGAGGATGGTGAAAACTGTGGATCTATTCCAAAGTCGTACGTTAAGAATGGAATAAAGTATTCATTACTTGAGTACTCAACCCATGCATTTTCGTGCGATGATCCGAAGTGCCAAGCGATATTCCACTATATCGATGATCAAGATGGTGGAGCAGCATCGGCACTAGTTTACACACATCTGCCTATATATACTTGTAGAGATGAAGCAAATTGTGATATTAATGTACCTGAACTATGTGGATTATGTTTATCAAAGTGCTAACATAGATTATTGTATATTTTTTTTAAATCAACCTTTTGTGGTAAACATTGTGTTCTATTAAATTCTTCAATATTAAACATAATTTTATTCAATATAGAATTTTGTTCATTTTATTTATTTATTGATAAATTTATATATATATATTAATAATATGTGCGTATAATATCCCGATAATAATTCCACATAATATTTGATTTATTGTATGTTCTTTATAACATAATTTATATAATATACCAATAGCTGTTATTATTATTAACTTTAAGATATCTTTATTATTAAGTTTATAATGTATAATAAAAAATGTTGATATATATGATAATGTCGCGGATTTAGTTGAAGGCATGCCATATGTGTTTGATTCTATTGGTCTTTTTTCTTTTAATACACTTTTTAATATTTTTACTATATATTGTAATAATATTAATCCACCAAAAAATATAACACAATCATTTTTATTCATAATTTTTTTATATATATATATTATATATATATATAATGGTTCATTTATCAAGCCCACAAATGATTTCAATTATGATATTTTACTCAATCATTACATATTTTATTGGTCCACTAGTAACAAGACCATATATGGGTGATCATCCTGACCAGTGTATTGCTGGATTTTTATTAGGTTTTACAGTGTCTATATTCCTATGGATGAAATACGGTAGAAAATATGCCGAAACATATAAGTATACAAAAAATTTAAGAAGATATTAGATATGAATAAAAAAAAAATATTATATATATATTATATAGAAAATGGATGATAATAGCTTACTCATGATTGTTTTGGCGTTTATTTTAGGATGTATGTGCTCGGGGATGATGAAGCAGATGTGTGGTGGGCGTATGGTTGAGGGGATATATGCCAACGACTGTAACAAGTAAATGTATGATAAATGCACGGGCTAATGAACCAGATGATGGCGATAGATTTATTTGCTTATCTGATATATATTATAAACGAGGTGATATTAATTTTAATTGTTAATGAATGAAAAAAAAAAATAATAATAAACTAATATATTTAATAAGTTATATTATGTATAAAAATATAATATTACTTGGTGATATGGGTTCTGGTTATAATGAACAATATGATGTATCTAAACTAATAGAAAAAATTATTAAAAAAAGTAATCAAAATGCTATATGTGGTTTAGGTGATAATATTTATGAAGATGGATGTAAAACAGCTAGAGACAAGCAATTTAAAATAAAATTCGAGAATCCATACAAAAATATTTCTAATAACAATAAATTTTATATGTGTTTAGGTAATCATGATTATCATACGAATCCTAAAGCACAAATAAATTATGGAAAGATATCTTCTAAAAATAACGGAAAATGGGTGATGCCAAATAATTACTATTCTTATACATTGAATAATATAGATTTTTTTGTGATAGATACAAATATAGATTATATGAATCGATCAACTATTAATAAACAATTAATTAATATGAAAAAATTAATGGATAAGCCAACTAAAAGCAAATGGAGAATAATGTATGGACATCATCCATTAAGAAGTGTTGGTGGACACGGTAATCCACGTAAATTATTAGAAAAATTTATAAAAGAACTTATAATTTATGGAGGAATAGATATATATATGTCAGGCCATGATCATAGTAAACAATTAATCAAAATGAATATAAATAATAAAAATGTATTTCAAATTGTTTGTGGAACAGGTGGAAAACCTGGTGATAAATACATTAACAAAAAAAATATGCATGATTGTAAATTATTATATTATTCTAATAGTATTGGCGTGTGTAACATAAAATCATTTAAAAATACATTAAATCTCTATTATTATAATCCTAGTAAAAAAGAATTTAGTTACAGATTTATAAAATAAATATATTAATTATAATATAATGAATCAATCAGGTGGAGATAGTGATAAATTGTATACTATTTTACAATTAGAAAAAATTTTATATTTACCTAAATCTAATTTATTTAATAATGAAACTACAGATAAATATATGAATAGTATTGATTCCTATACACTTATATATCTAATAGAAAAATTAGAATTATATAATGTAGATTCTATTAATAGAATATTTAAACCATCCATGTACGGTGGAAATGAAGATCCAGAAATTAATCCAGATATTATACAAAATCAAAGTACATCGGATCCGGAACAACAACCAATGGAACAACAACCAATGGAACAACAACCAATGGAACAACAACCAATTGAACAACAACCAATGGAACAACAACCAATGGAACAACCAATGGAACAACTAATGGAACAACAACCAATGGAACAACAACTAATGGAACAACAACCAATGGAACAACAATCAATGGAACAACAATCAATGGAACAACAATCAATTGAACAACCAATGGAACAACCAATGGAACAACCAATGGAACAACCAATGGAACAACCAGATACTGATGAAAGAGAATCTGAAAATTTAGAATCAAATATTCAAGATGAAGATTTAGATAATACTAAATATGAAACAATGACAAGTAAAACGATTGATCCAAATGTAATGCTGAAAGTTCCAATGGCACCCGAAGATACAAATTATGAATTACAATATGATGATCTAAAAAAAGCGGTCGATAAAGCACAAGAGAAAATTTTAGAAATTCAAAAGTCTATAGCAGAAAAAGATATTAAATTAAAAGATTTTCACTGTGTTAAGAATGATTCGATTGGGGAATATTTTAATTTATTTGATTATATATTAGATTGTAGTAATATATGTATAAAAGATATCAATTGGTATAATGTAATAATAAATCAAGAAAAATTAGATAATGAATATGAGTTATCAATTGAACGAGATAATACTAATTATTTAGGAATAGATGTTGAAGAATTAGACAGTATTTTATCAGAATTTGTAGATGATAATGAATTAGAAGATATATTTAGAAACAGAATAGTAGAATGTGCTTATATGGAACCAGTAATAACATATCCACAATATCCAGACCCACCACAAAAACCTGATTCAGATATTAAAGAATTAGTTGAAAAATATAATAAAGAAATAGAAGAGTACAATTCTAAATATAATAAACCTCCAGAACCTATAATAGAAGAAGATGAATGTCATAAATGCTTAAATGATTGTATATTATATTTAAATCCTAGTTATAAAGGATTTTTATATAAAAATCACGATCGCGTAAATACGGTAGAAAAACTAAGAATGCTTGTTTATTGTGAATTAAGACTTAATAAATTTATGAAATATCTTAAATTAGAATCTGATCGTTTATTCAATAAAAATTATCAAATTGTAACGGATATATTATTAAAAATAAAAGATAAAGAAAATGAATTTCAAGATATAAGAAAAAATAAAGATATTGAAATAGAAAAAAACACTGCGGATCTAGCAGATTTAAATAGTAAATTAGCAGACAAGAAGAAAGAATTAAGTAATCTAATAACCAAGATAAATGAATATAATAAAAGTGGTGGTGCAGAGGGTGATATTGAAGGATCAGAAATAGTTAATAATCCGATTGACTTAGATTCTGAATCTTCTGAACCTGTTGACTTAGATTCTGAACCTGTTGACTTAGATTCTAGTTCAGATGATTTAGGATCTAGTTCAGAAGATTTAGAATCTAGTTCAGATGATTTAGAATCTAGTTCAGATGATTTAGGATCTAGTTCAGAAGATTTAGAATCTAGTTCAGATGATTTAGGATCTAGTGGTGAAGAAGGTATCGCAGAAAGTGATGATACATTAACAAGTTATTATAGTTCAACAGATGATGATGATGATGTTACAGAATATTTTTCTACAGAGGAGGAGGAATCTTCAGACAATGATATAGATACTATACCCAGCTGTAAAGTTATAGCAGAAGATATTAAAAAGGGTATTATAAAAAGAGAAAATTTTATTTATTTAACAAATAAATGTTTAGAAGAAGTTGATAATGCACTGAGATCATAAATGTTTAAAATTAAATTAATAGTAATAGTAATAGTAATAGTAATAGTAATATGAATAAACTCAAAGATATAAGTCATAAAGCATATGATATAGAAAAAATAAGATATGTTAATTTTATTTGTAAAAATCCAAATGTAAAAAAAAAAGAATTCATTGAAGATAAGATTACAGCAATCCATAATGATAAATTATCTTATATTAGTATGTATTACGGTAAAAATAATATGATATATTTAACCACACCAGTTATGGTATGTCCATTTGGAGTTAATCAAAGTAATGGATTCATAATGAATCTTCAATTTACTAATTATGAGAATGATGATAAGATGAAAGAATTTTATTTATTTATTAAAGCATTAGAAGAACTTCAGAAAAATCATATTGGGATAGATGATTCTAATGATGATTTATATATATCACAAGTAAAGAGAGATAAACATCGAAAATACGATCCTAACCTTGTTGTCAAATTACCATTCCGGCAAAATAAGTTTGAATTAGAAGCATATAATAAAGAAGGAGAACATATAAATGTATTAAATATTCCGAGATTTTGTAAAGTTCAATGTGATATATATATTGATAAGATATGGAAATTTAATGACCAATATGTATGTAAATGGAAATTACATAAATTAACGATAAAATAATTTATTGTTAATTAATATATAGAAGATGGATGATAATAGCTTACTTGTGATTATTTTGGCGTTTATCTTGGGTTGTATGTGTTCTGGCATGATGAAGCAGATGTGTGGTAATAAGACTTATGGTAGTCAAATGGTACCACATAGGAGATATAATACATGTAATAAATTAATCGAAGGAGCATCTAATGGGCAACATAATTTTGAAATAGATAAAAGAGATTCTGGGTGTTTCCCAGCAAATATTTTATTTGATGATGATGTTTCTTTAATCGAATTAAAGAGGGATGTTAATAATTATAGTAGTGATGATTATTTTATTAGAGGATACGGTTTGGAAAAACCCACTATTAGTCGTGTGACAGAACTTATATTCGACGATAATTATATAATGTTTAAATTTAACAGGTCCGCGGATTCCGAGCCCCCTGTATATGTTACTAATACATTAACTAGAAATGAGTATCAGGTGAAGGCGGATGATTGGAACGGGTATAAAATTTCTGTTATATACGTACATTATCCTAAATATGGAATGATTCTAGTATACCCCAAAAGCGATGAATATAATATAGGAAAAGAAAAATTTCCAGTAATGATGTTAGATGATACCCTCATGAATTTTGTGGAAAAAAAAATATAAAAAAAAATATAATATATTTTTTTAATACTATTAATTTTTATGCGTTATATTATAATTATAATTAATTAAGAAATAATTATATATAATGAACGAAGATATATTTAATTATTCAGAAATAAATGTATCAGACGTACATTTCGATATGCCCCAGAAAAAAAAAAATTTTTATTATAGTTTAGTGAATTATAATAAGAAAAATAATTTACTATGTCATGTAGCAAATGTACAATTTATAGAATATAAAGAAGAATCTATACCGACAATCAAAGTTATTATAGATAATAAATTTAAAAAATTTTTAGAATTATTAGATAAACAATGTGAATCAATTATAAATAAGAACAAACAAAAATGGTTTAATAAAGATATACCGAAAGAAATAATAACTAAAATGTATAATAAAATTATAAAAGAGCCGGATGAAAATAATATAGAAATCCGTGTAGCCAAATTAAATGATACAATTATATGTAAGATATTTGATATGGAAAAGATAAGAATAAATATGAGTGATATAAATATGAATGACAAATTCGCATGTATAATTAATTTAAAGGGTATTATAATAAATAAGAAATCATTAAAATATGATTTATGTATAAATCAGATAAAATTAAATAGAGAGAGTATACCTAAGCCAATATCGAGTGACAAATGTATTATAAATGATGATGAAGAAGAAAAATATTCGGATGAGTATATAGATAATATAGATATTGAGGAGAGTTATATTAAAGATAAAATTAAAATATTATATTCTCAAAAAATGGAAGACATTGAAATGATTAATCAATTAAATACAAGGATTAAAAATATAGAAGAAGAAATAAAATTACTAAAATATAAAATTAATATAAATTAAATTTTTTTATAATATAATATATATATATATATGGATTCAGATCAAGTTCTTTATTTTGCAGTATTTTTACTATTTTCATTAATTGTTTATCGTCAAATGTGTGATAGATCAAGACGGCGTTACTCAAGAATACCAAGACCAGCATATTCTTTTGAGGCGATGGATATAGGAACTGATGATAGTGGAGATTCATTGACAGGAGAAGATTCATTGACAGGAGAAGATGCATCATTTGGAGGCACAAACGTTAGAGGTAGAACGGGTAATGATTCATTAGTTGGAACAGGTGGGGCATCTTCAGGTGGATGTCCTATTAATGCTAGAAGACAACAGGATAATTTAAAAGATTGGAATATGAGTGGATTAGGATCGGGTAATTACAGATCAGAGGAAGATATAGAGATGAATGAATCTTTTAGAACTGTTGATTATAGTCAAATAGGAATGAATACGACTGATCAAGTAAATAAATCATGTTATCCACAGACCATATTATCATCTAAAGAACTACTACCAGCGGATTTATCGGCAAATGTAAAAGATTTTGATACGGCATCTAAAGATTTAGGTCAGGGTATATTAGATGGTATAAGTTACATAGATGCTGGTTTTCATATTGGGGTGAATACAGTGGGTCAAAGTTTAAGAAATGCCAATAGACAGCTTCGATCTGAACCAGCTAATCCACAGGTGGCAGTTAGCCCATGGTTAATGTCAACTATTGCTCCTGATTTAGAACGCAAACCATTAGATAATACAACATGTGCTGTATAAAATTTGATAAGTATTTAAAATAATAATAATAATAATAGTTAATTTATAAATGGATAAAAAATTTTCAGTAAATCCATATAATGGTAATAATATTTTAATAAATTCGGATGATATCATTGATATTATGAATAAACTTAATATCAATGATTTTAAAGTCAATGATATATCTAAATACCAAAGAGCATTTGTACATAAATCATATACAAGACTAGATGATTATAATAAATATAAAAATATAAATAAATCTTTAGAATTATTTGAATCATCATATGAAGTATTAGAATTTTTAGGAGATTCTATATTAGGTTCTGTTGTATCTAGTTACTTATATAAGAGATATCATGAAATACATAATCAAAATGAGGGATTTTTAACAAAAATGAAAAATAATATTGTTAATGGCGAATCATTAGCAAGATTATCAAATATTTTAAATTTTAATAAATTCATTATAATATCAAAATATATAGATGATGATTGTAATGGAAGAGATAATATGAATATATTAGAAGATGTATTGGAGGCATTTATAGGTGCGATATTCTTAGATAATAATTATTATATAGTAGAATCATTTATAATTAATTTAATAGAAAATAATATTAATTTTGGAGAATTAATAATTACAGATAAAAATTATAAAGATCAATTATTAAGATATTATCAGAATAATTATAAAGAATCCCCAATATATTCAAATGATTATAATCCATTAAATAAAACATATACTACAATATTAAAAAATAATAAAACGAATAGTAATATTATAGGGTATGGTAATAGCAAAAAGAAATCTGAACAAGATTTATCTAAAAAAATATTAATAGAATTAGGTGTATTAAATTAAATTATAATATATATATATTATAAATCAATGGTTAAAAAACTAGAATTAAATCAGAATATATCAAATATCATACATATATTTTTTGATGGTAATTTAAGTAATTTAGATCTAGATAAATTAAAAATAATATATAATGATCCAAGTCAAAATATAAATGATATGATATCTAGTAATGACTATAAATCATTAAAAACAATTATAAAATATTTAAAAAATCCAAAAGCTGATATAAGAATAATTTTAAAAGAAAAGGATATCAATATAACTGAAACTAAAACAAAAAAGAAAAGTAAAACAAAACAATATCCAATTGTAAATACAATCACAAAAAAGAAAGAAGAATCGCCGTTATTTATTACATCGCAAAGAAAAGCATTTGTTAAATGGATAAATGATGTTTTTTATCCAAACATACTGAAATTATCAGATGATAGTATACTAAAAAGTTATCAATATTTTATTAAAGAATACTTATCACTAGAAACACCATATAGAGGTGTATTAGTATATCATGGATTAGGAACAGGTAAAACAGCATCAGCAATATCAGCGGCTGAAGGATTATCTAAAAATATTCCGATAACAACAATGTTACCCGCATCACTTGAAATAGAATTTATAAAAGAAGTTAAATTATGGGGTGACCAATTTTTTAAAATAGATAAAAATAACTGGGTTTTTTATGACATAAATGAATTCAAAAAAAATAAAGAACTAAGAACTAATATATTTAAATTATATCAAATATCATTGGATGTTATTACACAAATATACAATATAATTAAACGCAAAACGAAAGACAAAGATATTGAAGAAGGATTTTGGGTATATAGTGAAGATATAGAATCGGATAAAGAAAGAATAAAGACAATTAGTGGTAATTTAGTGGGAAATGAAAAAATTAAAGTTAAAAAATTGACAGAGAATGATAAAATATATATAAATGAACAAATTTCAGTAATGATATCAAAAAAATATAATTTTATTCATTATAATCCATTTCCAAAACTAGAGGTAGAAAAAAAAGAAAGTGGAAATTATACAGATAATCAAATGATATCTTTAAGACTCCAAGAAAAACTTAAAAAAAATAAAAAATTAGGAATTAATTCACCATTTAAAGATGAAGTAATAATTATTGACGAAGTACATAATTTAGTTAGAGAGATTTACAATAATAGTGGTCCATCAAGAACATATTATGATTGGATAATTAATTCCGTTGATTGTAAAATTATATTTTTATCAGGTACTCCAATTATAAATAAACCATCTGAAATAGCAATATTATTTAATATGTTAAAAGGAATAATTAAATTACATACATTTGTTGTTAATGATAATAGAGGATTGGATGAATTAAATGATAAATTAAAAACATTATTTTATACAAATTACTCACCAGTTAAACAGTTTTTAATAAAAAAAATAAAAGGTAAATATGTAATCACATTTATAAAAAATACAAGTAATTTTGAATCTATAATGAAAGATAATAATATAATATATACAGTTAAAAGAGAGGAATATAATTTTGATAGTTATATAGATTATATATTTAGTAAACTAAAACAATTATTTTCAATAGATAAGATTTTACCAACTAGAAATGATATTGAAGAAAATAAGAATAATATTATAGCAGGTAAATCAGTAATAGTAGATTTTGATATTAATGTACCATTTAATAATGATCAAAAGTTATTTGATATGTATTTAGATGATACAAAAATAGATCTTACAGAAAATGAAAAATTTATGGAATTCTTTATTAATGATGATAATACAATTGACGATAGAAGAAGAATATTATTAAAAAGAATGATTATGGGTTTAGTATCATATTATCCCATAGATCGATCATCAATAAAAAACATGCCTAGTATAGTAGAACCAGTTAAAACGGAGCAATATAATAATTATTCAATATCGAATGATATTAATATTGAGATGTGTCCTATGAGTTCATCACAATTTATTAAGTATGAAGTTGTGTGGAAATCTCAAAAAGAAAAAGCAATAAAAATGAGTAAAAAAGCTATATATGATGATGATACATTTGATTATCATATTAGAACACGACAGGCATGTAATATGGTTTATGATAATGATAAATTCAGAACAGTTAAATCAGATGAATCAAATAAAAATATGATAGTAAAAATGAAACAAGATGAATATAACAATTTACAAAAAAATAATAGATTATCATATGATGGTGGATTAAAATTTTTATCTCCTAAATTCTATAAACTAATTAAAAATATAAATAAATATATTAAAGATGGAAAATCTACTGGTAAAATATTATTTTATAGTGAATTTAGATCAGATGCTGGTTCTGAAATATTTGAACAAGTATTAATATCAAATGGGTATACTAAATATGATTATACAAATACAGATGATAAATATGATGGTTTGCGCTATACATTTATTACCGGAATGGAATCTGATTTAGAACGTAAAAATAATAAAGAAGCATTCAATGATATTGATAATTTATATGGAAATAAAATACAAATTATGATTATTTCATCGGCTGGCGCTGAAGGTATATCTTTAACTGCGGTTAGACAGGTACATATATTAGAACCATATTGGAATTTCGTTAGAATTAATCAAGTATTTGGTCGAGCTATACGATTGGGATCACATAATGATTTACCTGAATCAAAAAGAAATGTTGAACAATATTTATATTTGTCTGTATTTCCAGATGGTAATAATATTAAAGATATCTTTTTATCAATGAGTAAATTAGATACATGGAATACACCAGATATTAATGTTAATAATGATTTAGTTAATTTTTTGTATACTAATCATAATGAATTATATGGTCAAATTCAAAAGATAGTAAAAATAAAAAGCGATACAATGTATAGAACTGTTGATCAAGTTATATTTGATATTATGGAAACTAAATATAACATATCACAAGAAATTATTAATGTTATAAAAGAAGCATCGATAGATTGTATTCAAAATTCAAGAGATAATATTATATTAAATGAAAATTGTATTCGATTTGATAAATCTATTCAAGATGAAGATGCTTTTTTCCCAGGAATTAATGATTCTAATTTAAATTCGATAGACGAAAGACAATTAGAATCTAAAATAAAAAAAATAACTGATAACATATATTTGATACCCGGTAAAGAAGATGATAATGATGTATTTATATATTATGAAGTTAAAAATAATAAAAAAATAGATATAAGATATATAAGAGAAACTGGTATAATACTAGGAATATTAGATCCATCATCCATGATATATTATAATTATATTACAAATAGAAATTATCTAAAAGATAAGTTAGGTAAAATTTTTTCTCCTATACAAGAAATTTACCGATTATCAGAAAAAGAAATAAATGATGTTTCAGAATCTAAATATATAAATCCAAATAAATATAATGATCTAATTGGATATAAAGTAAAACACAATGTATCTGATAAATTAATGTATTATAATAATGATGATAGATTAATTACTAGATTATATGATTTTGATATGCTTTTACAAAATGGATTTGATATATCAGTTGTTACACCTATTATATTTAATGATAATAAATTATATAAATTAGATAAAACATAAAAAATATATTATTTTTTTTTGTTTTTTTTTATATTTTCTTTTTTTTTTTGTCTTTTCTTTCAGTAATAACTGAATTTTTATTGAACGGCGCTCCTGTGCTTTTCGATTGCCTCTTTCAGATCCATCTCAACGAATTCATCGAGATTTTTTGGTTCAAATGTGACACCCGAACCATCAAACCCCCAATTGTTGAGAATGTAGACACCAATGAAAGGATGAGTCGAATTCTTTTCTAGTGGGGAGTACTTGAGCACCATTGATACTACAGCGCCCGGATATACATAGTTTCCAGCAGCGCAGTATAGCACACTATTTGGTACGTAACCTGTTCCCCATCGACACTGAATGACTGCGTAGTGATCACCCATGGTCTTAACGAACACCCGTGCCACGAATGAATCCACCTTAGAATTTCTAAGATGATCAACAATCGCGCCGTGTTCATAGTTCAACCTCGGATCAACAATGATGTTATCGCCGACAACATCATTGATGTGTTTCCTCAACCGAGATCCGTAATCGCAGTTCTCTTCCCACATCTCTACGATTTCTTCCATTTCTTTTTCCGTAGGATGTAACATGATGCCTTCGTCTTCTTCATCACAGTTGGTTTTCTTGTACCACGATTTCTTCTCAGCTTCATCGAGGTCTCCCTCGAGATCGTTCAGTTCTTTATCGAACACTTCCCACATAAGGTCATCATCCTCTTGGCGGTGAAGTTTCATCTCCTGGAGACGTTCAATCTCCTTGTCAATCATAGCATCAGACTGGTAACCGTCCATTTCCTTTACACTCCTAGTGCTCAGAACTCAACAGTAAATCAAGTTCTGAACAATTTGCTGAAACTATGAAAGCCACAGCGTTTATGTGTGTATAATATAAAAAAAATATATATTTCAAATTATTATAATAACTTCAATAATAGTAATTTAAACTATAAACATATGAGTTGGTATTATTGTGAACATCATGATATATTTCTGGTGGCAATGTATACATAAAACTAGCATTTAACTTTTTTTCATTAATTTTTTTAAAATCATTTTTATTTAAAATATATTGATATTCGTATAAAGAATTATTAATTATTACAACATCACAATATTTTTCAGGATGATTATGTATTCCTGTAATTGCTTTTGGATACCATTTTAATAAATATAAGTTATTTATAAATGGAATTTTATATTTAACATATCTCATAATTAACTATATTTATATATTAATAATTATGTTTTATATTAATATAAAAATTAAATTTGATATAATATTATAAGTTTTACTAATAATAATAATAATATGGATATTTTCTGTGATATTGACTATAATAATTTAGCATGTAATATAAAAGAAAATAAATTCTCTGAATCAAATAAAATAAATAAAATAAATATAAAATCAGATAATAAAAAGTCAGAATCTAAATATTTAATAGATGAAATTTTTTCAAAAAATGATATAGAATATTTTAACGCAGATGATAAAGATTTATACAGAGAACAACTTAAAATAAAAATAGCAACACAGATTGATGAGAAATCTGATAAATACTATGATTGTTTTAATTATAAAAAAGTTTTTTCAAAAAAAATAATCCAAACAGGTTTACTAAAAATTAATTATTTATCTAGTATTTTATATTTAATAGATCTTTACAAAACGAATATTGTTATTCAAGATATTATTACTAAAAAATATATATGTTTATCATCTAGATACAATAAAACTGATGTATATATATTTAATAATAATTGGAAATATGATAAAGAAATAAATATAAATGATATAGAATATGAAAGATATGATAAAACACATAATTATTTTATATATGATATTAAATCTATGTACATATATAATAATGATATGAATACAATAAATAACTATAAATTAGATGATTTAAAAACTTTAGCAAAAAATAAAAATATTGTAATATCTAATGGTGTTAAAAAACTAACAAAAAAAGAAATTTATGATAAGTTATATTATATGTGTATATAATATATATGATTAAACATATTAATTTAACAAATATAGAAAATATATTATTACCGGTTATATCATTATTAGTTGCATGTATATATCAAATATACTCAATTATCTTTATTTATGCTAACTCAACTGTTGAAAATAAAGTAGAAATAACTTCACTAAATGTTATTATTTTTACAACATTTATAAATATAATACTACTAATTATTAATTTCTACAAAGTTATAAATTTTTTTATGATATATGGATTAAATTTATTTGGAGTTGTAAATGCTATATTATTAACAATCGCGGGTATAATTATTACTATATTACCGGGAATATATATAAATAATATTCCCAATAGAAATATTTTTTGTAGTTGCTCAAATGGTATGGCAAATGTTAAATTTTTCCCATCTAAAAATGAATGCTGTAAAAAATGTAATCAAGGATATCATTTAATCGATATAGATGAAAATAAAATATGTGTAGTAGATAAATAAATTTGATATAAATAATATTTAATATTAAATAATATATATATATATAGTTTAAAAAATGCTAAATCTAAATATAGAAAATATGATAAATAAGTCATTAGAAAATAATAATTATGAATTAGAATTCGTATATAACAATAATTCAAAATTAGATAAATTAACATTTATAAAATTACTTGATTATTGTAAAGAAAATTATGAATTTATAGATGACAATAACTATTTAGATATAAGAGTAAAAAATTTAAAAGAATTAAGTAAAGAGAGAATAACAATAAGTAACCTACATGATATAAAAAAATATTGTAAAAATGACAAATTAGAAGATAATGTAGAATATGTAGAAAAAAAGATATCACCGGAACATAAATATATATCAGATGATTATAATTTTAGAATAAATTTAAAAGAAGAAATAGAATTATCCGAAAATAGTGAATCAATTATTAAAATATTAAGTGATTGGGAATCTTTATTAAAACAATTCAGATATAAAAAAAGATTTAGTTTCTTATTACCGAATAAATTATTTAGAATTGATTTAACAATAGTTAAATCATCAACATATAATAATTCTTTAAAAACGTATATGATGTATCAAACATTTAAATCTGCCAATATTTTAAATAATCCTGAAACATATGAATTTGAGATAGAATTTATAGGAAATATATTAGATGATGGTAAATTATTAGAAACGTATCGTTCAAAAGGTAAAAATACTACTTTTCAAAAATTATCTCCAAGATTAAATTATATAGAAACTAAAACAACTGACGATAATTTCGAATCTATTGTGGGTGAATTAGTGATCATATCGGATGAATATTTAAAAAAAAAGAGATTAAAAAGTAAATTATCTGGAAAAAAGGTAGCATATGTAGAAAAAATTATTGTAGAAAATGAATTAACAAGTGTAGAATTACATATAAGTGGTATGGATAATATGATTGTTCCAATCACTGAAATAAGAAATGATAAATTTTCTATAGAAAATTTTGAATCAGAAAAAATAGATAGAACAATTATTAAAAAAATAATGAATGAATTAGAAGATTATATATATACTTTTTTAACAGTTATTCATAATACTAAATTAATATTACCAAAAACAAAAATTAATAATATATTAAGTAATTATTATGAATTAACTAATCAAACAAAAAATAAAGTATTTATGGGTCCACAACCAGTTACATTAAATTTTAATTCTTTGGATAAAAATAGTTTTGGTTCAATAATCTATGATTATGCTGTTACAGAAAAAGCAGATGGTTTAAGACATCTATTGTATATTGGAAAAGATAAGAGAGGATATTTAATTAATTCGAAGATGAATAATATTGTAGATACTGGAATTGAATTTCCAGTAAAAGGAGAATGGTTATTAGATGGTGAATATATCCAAAAAAATAAAAATAGTGAAGATATTTGTCTATATATGATATTTGATGTATATTGGGCAGAAGATACACCTAAAGAAGCACATAAATATCCATTTATAGACAATGGTATTTCAAGAAGTGAAATATTAGATAAATTTAAAGAATATGTTAAAAAATCCAAGGTAAAAGACGAAGATTTTAAAACATTTAGAATAGAATTTAAAACATATGAGTTTGGAGCATCTAGAATAGCTGATGTTAATAATAATAAATTATTACAAAAAACAATATTTATAAAATCTAAAAATATTTTAGATAGAGCATCAAAAGGAGCATATGAATATCATATAGATGGTTTAATATATTTACCAGTTAATTTACCAGTCAAATCAAGTAAAGATATGAAACCCCAGAACTTCATTAATGGTACATGGAATTATAATTATAAATGGAAACCCCCAGAAGAAAATACAATTGACTTTAAAGTTAAAATAGTTAAGGAATCTATTCAGAAAAGAAATATGAAAGTATACAAAGATACAATATATCCATATACAACAGATGATGGCGATGAAAAAGTAGTTAAATATTATAAAAAAGTAAAGTTAATTGTTGGATATGATGAATCAAAGGATGATAATATATTATTTTGTATGAAAATGATTGGCAAAAATACAAGATCAAAAACGGAAATAAAATTTAGTCCAGAATATGATATAGATGTTGGATATACGAATATTCCACTAGAAAATGGAAAACTAATGTGTTTAAATGATAATAAAGAAATAACTGATGGATCTATTGTAGAATTTAGATATAATGAATCTGCTAATAATGGAATGATATGGGAACCCATTAAGTTACGCGACGATAAAATAAAACCACAATTCTTTTTGATCGCTGATAATGTATGGAATACAATTATTAATCCTATTACAAAAAATATTATAAGTGGTAATTATAACATTGAAGATTATATAATTAATGATAATATTTCCAATAATTTATATTATGTAGAAGATATTGAATCAGAATCAAGATCATTAAGAAGATTTCATAACTATGTAAAATATCAACTTATTACTGGTATATGTTCATTAAAAAAAGTATCTATAATGGATACTTCTATTGGAAGGGGAGGTGATATATCTAAGTATATTCAAGATAATATTGACTGTGAATTATTATTTGGATTAGATATCAGTTCAGTTAATGAAGCATGTAAAAGATATGTTAATACTATTAAAACTAAAAAATTAAATACAATATTTATACAATATGATACTAGTTATAATATAGAATCGAAGAAAGGATTGATAGGCGATGACAATGATAAAGAATATTCTTCAAATATAATAAATATTCTATATAATCAAAATCAGTCAATTCCTAAAGAATTTAATTATATAAGAAAAATATTAAAAAGAAAAGCATTAGATAAATTTGATATTATATCATCACAATTTTCATTACATTATTATTTTAAAGACCAAACTACATTCAAAGGATATTTGAGTAATTTAATTGATAATTGTAAACACGGGGGTTACTTTATTGGAACATGTTATAATGGAGAAAAAATATTTAATGAACTTAAATCAAATAATAAAATAGAATATATTAATAATGATGGTCATCTAGTTTATAGTATAGAAAAAAAATATGAAACAGAAGATTTTAAAGATGTTAAATTTGGTGAAAGAATTGATGTATATATGGATTCTATTGGTAATACGTATACCGAATATTTAGTTAATTTTGATATGTTCGTTTCTATAATGGAAGATAATGGATTTGAATTATTTAAACCTAAAATAAATTCTGATTATGATATATTTGATGGACCAATTAACTCTTTTGGAAGTATACTTGAAAATATTAAAAAAGATAACAATCCAATTTTAAAAAAATATAAAAATGATATAATGCCACTATTCAATGATAAAATGCTTTATAATTTATCTAGTTACAATAATTATTTTATATTTAAAAGAAAATAATAGTAAAATGTAGTTTATTTATTTTCACAATTTTTACAAATACAATTTTTACCATCCATTTTTTTATTAATTGGATTATTTAGATTTACACAATTTAAACAATATCTAGATGAATGACTCATACCAGATGCTAATGTATGTGTACATTTTTCTCCAATACAACTTCCGGCAACATGACAGTGGAAAAACTTCTCACATCCATCACAATATATTTTTATATCATCAGAATTGTAATAATTATTACAATATCCACATATATATATTTCATTACATATATTAGAATAATCTGGTATTGGTTCCGGATAAATTTTTTTCTTTTTTTTATACTTTTTTTTATTTCTCGTCCTATGCGTTAAACACATTTTATTTTTATATAATAATAACAATTTTAAATTCAAATTAAAAAAAATATTATATAATATATATATATGACTGAATTTAAACTAAAAACTGGATCTGCCCTTCAAGTATTCAATGGTACCGCCGAAAAAACGTCCGGTGGTCTTAAGAAAAAAGATTTAAAGAAAAACAAAAATGGGAGCGTTGTTTCTGTTAAGAAATCTAAGCAAGCAAGTAAAGGAAACTCTTTTATAAAACAGAAAGAAAAAGCTCGCAAAGCAGGTGCCGAATCTTTTAAATATACAAATGCCGCGGGAGAAGTTAAGATATATTACAAAAGTGAATTACCAACTGGTATGGTTATTTATAGTTCCACTAAACCCTCATCTTCCAAAAAATCTGCCAAGAAATCTCCCAAGAAATCTGCCAAGAAATCTGCTAAGAAATCTAAATCTTTATTAGGAATGTTTGGTGGTGATTGTTCTTATGAACATAATAATGGGCAAAAAGGTGGTGGATGTTCTTATGAACATAAAAAATCTAGAAGTAAATCTAGAAGTAAATCTAGAAGTAAATCTAGAGGTAAATCTAGCAGAAAATAAATCTAGAAGTATTTATCAAATATTCTTTTCGATATAAGAAAATAAGATTTTTTTTTAATATATATATATTATATATAAGATTATGGAAGATACAAAAGAAAGTTCGGGAAATAAATTTATTGAATTAGATAAAATGTCACCTCTTGTAGTATATGGTATATTATCCTCTATTTCACTATTGACTATATATAACACAAAAAATAACTTTGAAAAAATAAATACTTTGATTTCACAAAATACACTAGACATCTATATATGGTATGAGGTTGTATTTATTATATTCGGTGCATTAATGTTACTATGTTTTGGTCAAAATGGTGAAAAATCTCTATCATGTATTATGCTATTTATACCAACTATATTGATTGCCTTTAAATTAATTATTATATTCATAGGTGTAAATAATTTATCTAAAAAAATACCAATGGATATGTCTTATGGTTATGGGTATCAACAGGCTGGTGCAATTCCTACAATTCAAGATTTAAATAATAAAATGTTAATTAAGAATCAAGAGCAAGCAAAACAATCTATGCCTGTTAATATGTCCCAAGAATTAAATCAACCATTAGAAAAACAGCAAGTAAATAATAGATTTGGGATAGCAGATAATGAAATGATGCAACCATTGGGTTCAATCGGTTCTCCATTTTAATTAAATATTCTTATTTAAATAATAATTTCATTATTAATAATATAAATGTATAACGATTTTGAAATAACTGATAGTAGTTCAGATGATAATGATTCATATAATGATGAAAACGAAAATATAAATAATTCTTTATTTAATAAAGATATTATTAAATCAAGAATACTAGTAGATACTCATAATATTAATAAAAATAATTTTGATAACAGTAATTATACATTTTATTTAAATAATAATATTATCGGCAATTCATTAAATAATAATACATCTGGATTCAATAATTATAAAAATGTTATTGGATTCCAGTACATTAATTCTATTATACCAAATAAAGCATATGTAATTGATGAAACTAATAACAAATTCATATATAATGCATCTAATTCTAGTGGTACTAGTAAAGTAACTATTACTCTTATTTCTGGTAGGTATTCTATAGAAGATATTATAACATCTTTCCCATCATCTGCTAGTTCATCTAATATTGAAGTACACAATACATCATTATCTAAAGCAGATGTTAGTATTATCAGTAGTAATATAACTTATGACGCAATTTCACATAAATATAATTTTAAACCAATTGATAGTAACACCGAAATACAATTTTTATGGATGTCAGAGAATTTAAAAAGTATTGCTAAATTACTTGGTTTCTTATGTATTAATTCTGAATATAAATCATCAATTGAATCTCAAATAACACCGGATTTAAGTACTCAATATGTGGATTTAATTATTAAAGAAATTCCATATATAACATGTAAAAATAATCCATCTGGTTATCATATTATCGAAAGGATCCCATTGATTGCTGATCATGGTTCAAATGTTTTTCACGAAGGAACATTATTAAGTGAAGGTCAAAATTATTTTTTACCAATTAGTTTAAATCAATTATCAATTGAATTAAGAGATCCTATCAATGGAATATTTTATAAAACAGATGCCGATCATTCATTCGAATTTGAGATAACACTAATTAAGAATAATAAAAATATTGGATTAATTGGTTAATTTATGGTAAAGTAGGCCATGTTAAACCAGATAACGGATTAGTATCGTCATACGTTAATGATAAATCATTTATGTTAATAGTTCCTGGTAAGTCTCTTAAATTTTGTCTATATAATTTAAATGATTCTACACGAGATTGTGTTATATTTGGAAAATCAATTATCATATATTTATCACTTTCAATTAATTTTTTATTTCTTTCAATTCTTAAAATTTCATATTTTAAAATATTTTCATTATCTTCTATTTTATTTAATATTTCTTGTTCGGAGGGTTTTGTAGAATCACTATCATTCCATACAAGTGATGTATAATCATTTCCATTAATAGTAAATTCAGAACCTGGTCTTATAGAACATATTGTTGTATAATAATCTGCTTCCATATATTATATTTTATATAATTTATTTTATACACTAACATATTATGATTAACATATTATGATATGGGTCCGCGAATTTCTATATATCCATGTGGACTTCCATCTAAAGATGAGTGCCCTCTATAAATTACTAAACTATAATTATATAACTTTTTAACTGCAAGTCTAAAATTATATGTAGTATTCTCTATTAAATCAACTACAAATGTTGTGTTTATTTGCTCTCGGTGATAATAACCACCACCTGTATAAATTAGTTGTTGTCTAGCACCTGAAATTAATGATGGCGTTGTAGATGTTGTGTTTGATAATCCCGCATATAACCAATTTGGATTCGTAAACCAAGCAATTCCATAACCACAATATACCAAATATGTACCAGTTTCGTGTGCTGTATATGTTAAAGTTATATCAGGATCAACATGCAACCATGATGTTGATACATTTATATATGTAGTTGTACTATATTTTTTTGACATTGTTTTATTTTTTATATGAGAATGAATATGTACATGTTCATTGTTATCATCTTTTACAACCAATTCATTTGTTCCACTTGTACTTGATACTGATATACTATATCCACCTAAATTTAATGTAGAACCAGATAAATATAAATCTCTAAAAGCTTTTGTACTACTTCCTAAATCGTATGAATTACTAGCACTCGGTATTATATCCCCTGTAACTTCTGTATCTCCAGTTATTGTCAATTTTGAACCATCAAATGTTAGGTTAGATTCAGCATTCATGTTATCCGCCCCTGTAGATGTTAATATTCTATTATTAACACCATTTTTCATAAAATCACTTACGTCAACTGATATTGTATTACTGTTAATATCTATTCCACTACCTGATTTTAAATTCCCACCCGTATTAATGTTTATAGTTCCACCCAATTCTACTTCTGAACTATTTATTGTTATACTATTATTTGCTAACTTATTGTTTGCTATACTTCCTGCTAGTTGAGCATTCGTTATTGTTCCAGATAAGCTACTTGTTGGATAATTAGTGGCATCGGTTAAATCAAATGCTGGTGTGGCATCTGTTTCTCCTAATGCTAGGGTAACACCTCCATAACTTACTGTACTAGCTGATAATTTACTATTTGCTATACTACCCTCTAGTTGATCATTCGTTATTGCCCCTGATAAGCTACTTGTTGGATAACCCGTAGCATCGGTTAAATTAAATGCTGGTGTGGCATCTGTTTCTCCTAATGCTAGAGTAACACCTCCATAACTTACTGTACTAGCTGATAATTTACTATTTGCTATACTTCCAGCTAGTTGATCATTCGTTATTCCGCCAGCTAGTTGATCATTAGTTATTCCTCCAGCTAGTTGATCATTAGTTATTCCTCCAGCTAGTTGATCATTAGTTATTCCGCCGGCTAATTTATCATTTGTTATACTTCCCGCTAGTTGAGCATTCGTTATTGCCCCTGATAAGCTACTCGTTGGATAATTAGTGGCATCGGTTAAATTAAATGCTGGTGTGGCATCTGTTTCTCCTAATGCTAGGGTAACACCTCCATAACTTACTGTACTAGCTGATAATTTACTATTTTCTATACTACCCGCTAGTTGATCATTCGTTATTCCTCCAGCTAATTTACTATTTGCTATTCCTCCAGCTAGTTGATCATTCGTTATTCCACCGGCTAATTTATCATTTGTTATACTTCCCTCTAGTTGTGAATTCTTTATTCCACCGGCTAATTTATCATTTGTTATACTACCCTCTAGTTGAGCATTCGTTATTGTTCCAGATAAGCTACTTGTTGGATAATTAGTGGCATCGGTTAAATTAAATGCTGGCGTGGCATCTGTTTCTCCTAATGCTAGGGTAACACCTCCATAACTTACTGTACTAGCTGATAATTTACTATTTGCTATACTACCTGCTAGTTGATCATTCGTTATTCCGCCAGCTAGTTGATCATTAGTTATTCCGCCAGCTAGTTGATCATTAGTTATTCCTCCAGCTAGTTGATCATTAGTTATTCCTCCAGCTAATTTACTATTTGCTATACTTCCAGCTAGTTGATCATTCGTTATTCCTCCAGCTAGTTGATCATTCGTTATTCCACCGGCTAATTTATCATTTGTTATACTCCCCGCTAGTTGAGCATTCGTTATTGCCCCTGATAAGCTACTCGTTGGATAATTAGTGGCATCGGTTAAATCAAATGCTGGTGTGGCATCTGTTTCTCCTAATGCTAGGGTAACACCTCCATAACTTACTGTACTAGCTGATAATTTACTATTTGTTATACTTCCCTCTAGTTGATCATTCGTTATTGCCCCTGATAAGCTACTTGTTGGATAACCTGTAGCATAGGTTAAATCAAATGATGGTGTGGCATCTGTTTCTCCTAATGCTAGGGTAACGCCTCCATAACTTACTGTACTAGCTGATAATTTACTATTTTCTATACTACCCGCTAGTTGATCATTCGTTATTCCTCCAGCTAGTTGATCATTAGTTATTCCTCCAGCTAGTTGATCATTCGTTATTCCACCGGCTAATTTATCATTTGTTATACTTCCCTCTAGTTGTGAATTCTTTATTGTTCCAGATAAGCTACTCGTTGGATAATTAGTGGCATCGGTTAAATCGAAGGATGGTGTGTCATCTGTTTCTCCCAATGCTAAACTAACACCTCCATAACTTACGGTACTAGCTGATAATTTATCATTTGTAATACTCCCTGCTAGTTGAGCATTCGTTATTGTTCCAGATAAGCTACTTGTTGGATAATTAGTGGCATCGGTTAAATCAAATGCTGGTGTGGCATCTGTTTCTCCTAATGCTAGGGCAACACCTCCATAACTTACTGTACTAGCTGATAATTTACTATTTGCTATACTTCCCGCTAGTTGATCATTCGTTATTCCACCAGCTAATTTATTATTAGTTATACCACCATCTTTTACATTTAATAACCCACTATTATTTATTTCAATTGTACTATTATCAACATTTACATTTAATGTGGCATCTCCACTAGTAGATCCACCCGATAAACCATCGCCAGCAACAATACTAGTAATATCACCCCCACCACCACTTGGTTGATTAATCCAATCTAAAACACCACAACCATTTGTTTTTAATATTTGATCCGGATAACCATATGTATTTGGAAATGTTAAATTAATATGTTCAGTTAAATTAGAACAATTAATACTAAAATTTTTATTATTTTCTTTTAGTACTATTTGTTTATCGAATGTATTATTATTTAAATTAGTTGGTATTCTACTCATTTAAAAATACAATTATAAAAAAAAAATATATATTACACGTACATATGTTCAGGGGGATTATCCGTGAATTTTTTCTTTTTTAATAATGAATCAATATTATCTATAGTAAATATATGGGGAATGCTAAAATTATTTAACTTAAAATCTAGATCAATCCTAGATTTTTTTGTATCATCTGAATTTAATATTAAATATAAATTAAATTTAGATATAATAGTTTCTAAACATCTATTTAAGTTTCTAACCCCTTCTTCACCATATGTAAAATTATCTATAATATATTTTAAAGTAATATAATTAAATACTATTTTATTATTTAATTTATATGTTTCAATTAATTTTGGTAATAAATAATTTTCAGCAATAATAATTTTATCAGATAATTTATATCCGGATGTATTAATTACATACATTCTATCTTTAAGAATTTTATCTATTTTTGTTTCATCATTGAATGAAAATATAAACAAAACTTTAGATAAATCGATATCAACACCATGAAAATAATTATCCATAAATAGAGAGTTTTGAGATGAATCAGTCATATGTGTGAGCATATGTATTATTTCTTGTCCCCTGTACGTATCGCTTACCTTATCTAACTCATCAAAATAAATAATAGGATTCATACATTTGCTTTTTTTCAATATATCAACAATTATTCCACATTTAGATCCCTCATAAGTATAACCATGTCCATTAAAATAAGAAACATCTGATGTCCCACCTAGTGCTATAAAAGAAAATGGTCTATTAATAGATTTTGAAATACCATCTTTTACTAATGTTGTTTTTCCATTACCCATAGGCCCCTGTAATGCTAATATATTACCATCCGATTTATCATTAGTAATCCATTTACTTATTACTTGTAATATATGTTGTTTCGCACTAATATGTCCATGGACCGCATTATCTAAACATTTTTTTGTATTTATCAAGAACTCATTTTTTTCATTGATTGAAGAATTATAGTTAATAGATAAATTATTATATATGTTAAAAGGTATCTTTATTAATTCTTGAATCCAATTATTTAATTTATTATATTCACTGGAATCCTTATCAAGATTATTCAATCTTAGAATCGCATTTAATGCTATTTTTTTAGTATTAATATCCATTTTAGAATTTATAATAATAAATTGTAAAGGTGTTTTTAATTCTAAATTTATATTTTTAAATAAATCAATATATTCTTTTTTTTTTATTGTTGATAATTTTTTAAAAAATTTTTTATCTTTATTTTTAAATAATTTTTCATATTCTTTTTCAATTAATTTATTATTATTTATAAAATAGCCATTACTATCTATATTTGGCATATATATATATAATTTTAATACATATTATAATTATATACTTAAATTAATTTGAAAAATAATAAAATATTATTTATTTAAAAAAAAAGAAATATAATATATATAATGGATACTCCGGATACTAAAACAGTTACATCTATTCAATTTAGTATATTATCACCGGATGATATACGGGGTAACTCAGTAGTAGAGATAACAAAACATGATACATATGACAAAGATGAACCAATTATTAAAGGATTATTTGACCCTAGAATGGGTGTAACAGAAATGGGCAAAGTATGTAAAACATGTGGTCAGAAAAATATTGATTGCCCGGGGCATTTTGGACACATTGAATTAGCCAGACCAGTATATAATTATCATTTTTTACCATACTTAATGAAAATATTAAGATGTGTTTGTTTTAAATGTTCTAAGTTATTAGTAGACAAAAACGACATTATAGTTCAAACAACATTAAAAAAATCACCAAAATATAGGTTTACAGAAATAAATAAAATGTGTCAAAGAATAAACAGATGTGGTCAAGAAAGACCTGATGGATGTGGATGTATTCAACCAGATAAATATAAATTAGATGGATTAAATGGCATAAAAGCTATTTTTAAGAATATTGATTCAGAAAATCCTGAACATAATTTAAGTGTTGAATATATTCGTTCTATTCTTGAAAAGATTAGTGATGAAGATGTATCATTTTTAGGATTAACAAGCAGTTGGTGTAGGCCAGAATGGATGATATGTAGTGTTTTACCCGTTCCTCCTCCATCTATGAGACCATCTGTAAAACAGGATAATTCTCAAAGAATGGATGATGATTTATCTCATAAATTATCAGACATAATAAAATGTAATAATAGTTTATTACAAAAAGTTAATACGGATACAAAACATGATATTATAGATGATTTAACAAAAGTACTACAATATCATATTGCCACATTTGTTGATAATGAGATTCCACATATATCTCCTGCGGTACATAGATCCGGTAGACCTTTAAAATCACTTCGTCAGAGGCTAAAGGGTAAAGATGGTAGAATAAGAAATAATCTGATGGGAAAAAGGGTAGATTATTCTGCAAGAAGTGTAATTACGCCTGATCCAAATATAGAATTAGATGAACTAGGCGTTCCATTAAAGATTGCTATGAATTTAACATATCCAGAAAAAGTTACTATATATAATATTGATAAATTATATGAATATGTAAAAAATGGACCTGAAAATTATCCAGGAGTAAAAACTATTATTAAAAAGGATGATGGTATTAAAAAGTCTATCAATGAACTAAATAAAGATAGTATAATTTTAAAAATAGGAGATACAGTTAATCGTCATTTAATAAATGGAGATTATGTATTATTCAATCGACAACCTTCATTACACAAAATGAGCATGATGGGTCACAGAGTTAGAGTTATGAAAGGAAATACATTCAGGCTAAATATTAGTGTTACTCCTCCATATAATGCGGATTTTGATGGTGATGAAATGAATATGCATGCTCCTCAGTCATCCGAAACAAGGAGAGAACTAAAAGATATTATGTCAGTTACTAAGCATATAATTAGTCCTAGAGAAAATAAACCAATAATAACTATTGTCCAAGATACATTACTTGGTATATATAAATTGACAAATAGTTATAATGTTAATTATATCGCATCTAAATCAAAAAATTTGTATATGGAAAATACAAACATTATTCCAGTTAAAGGATCGCCAAGTGGACTTAATAATAGTGTAATTGAATGTTCAGTATTTACTAAAAAACAATTTATGAATATAATTACATCTTTATCAACTTTCGATGGAACTATACCGAAACCTAAATATTCATATAAATATAAAGATAATAAGGTCGAATTATGGACAGGAAATCAAGTTTTATCATATATTCTTCCAAAAAATATAAATCTAACACACAAAAATTATTCTTGGTCAGAAAATAATCCAAATGATGATATTATAAATATAGTTAAAATAGTTAATGGTAGTATAAAACAAGGTACATTTGATAAAGGATTATTTACACAAACATCTAAAGGATTAATACATACAATATATAATGATAATAAATCTGATGGACCTAGATTAGCTAAAAATTTAATTGATGATTTACAAAAAATTGTAACATATTTTCTATTAATAGAAGGATTTAGTATAGGTATTAGTGATATGATAGCAGATAAATCAACATTAGATAAAATAAATACGAAAATATATCAAAGAAAAAATGAAATTGATTCAATTATTCAAGAATTACATTTTAACATATTTGAAAATTTAACAGGTTTATCAAATAAAGATTATTTTGAAATGAAAATTAATAATATATTAAATACAACATTGCGAGAAACTGGTACAATGGGCCTTAATAATTTAGATCAAAAGAATAGAGCAACTCATATGGTTAAATCCAAATCTAAGGGAAATCCTAACAATATTTCACAAATGGTTGCATGTTTGGGACAACAAAATGTTGATGCTAAAAGAATTCCATATGGATATGAGGATAGAACTTTACCACATTATTACAAATATGATGATTCTGCTGAAGGTAGAGGATTTGTAGAAAATTCTTTCATTAGTGGACAAACACCACAAGAGTTCTTCTTTCATGCTATGGGTGGAAGAGAAGGTCTAATAGATACAGCGGTTAAAACCGCAGAAACAGGTTATGTTCAAAGAAAAATTATGAAAGTACTGGAAGATTTATGTGTATCATTTGATTATTCTGTAAGAACAAGTAACGGAACTATTATACAATTTATATATGGAAATGATGGCATGGATGCTATTTACATAGAAGAACAATTGCTACCAATAATTAATATGTCAACAGATACTATATGTAAAAATTATATGTTTAATAATTCTGAAGATATATCACAATATGTTGATGTCCAGGTCAATAAAACAACTATGAATAATGATATGAAAGTAATTATTCAAACGCTTATTGATCATAAAAATTATTTAATTAAAAAGATATTTAATTATAATGGTACCACAGTTACTAAAACAAAAATTAATTATCCTGTTCATATTCAAAGGATAGTATCTAATATTTGTAAAAAAACTGAAAGTAAATCAAATATATCTCCACATGAAATATATAAAGAATCTAATAAATTAAAAGATGAATTATACGTAAACAAAAATAATAAAAATAATAAGATTTTACAAATATTAATAGACATTCATTTAAATCCTGTTATTTTAATAAAAAATTACATTATTCAAAAAGATGAATTTTATTCAATTATAGATTTAATTCGCTATCAATTTAACAAATCAAGGATTAATCCAGGTGAAATGGTTGGTGCTTTGGCTGCTCAGAGTATAGGAGAACCCGCTACTCAAATGACACTTAATACATTCCACTCTGCAGGTATTAGTGCCAAATCAAATGTCACTAGGGGTATTGCTCGTCTCAGAGAATTATTACATATTACTAAAAATCTAAAATCACCCAGTGTTAAAATATATTTAAGTGAAGATAACTCAAAAGATATTAATAAATGTAATTTTATTAAAAATGAATTAGAACAAACTAAATTATATGATATCATTAAATCATGTGATATTCATTACGATCCAAATAATAATAGATTTCAAAGTATTGTAGATGATGATAATATATTCCTGTCTATATATAAAGAATTTTTGGAAGAAACATATACTGAAAATTATAATGTTTCTCCTTGGATTATAAGATTTGTATTTGATAAAGAAAAATTATTAGATACTGGAATATTAATGGAGGATGTTTATATTGCTATAACTAACTATGATCCACAAAAAATAAAATTCATATATTCAGATGAATCATCTAAACAAATTATTGGTCGAGTATCTATTATAAATGATGATAATGGTATTGAATATGATGGGGTATATGATCAATCTGATATTATTTCTAGATTTAGAAATATTCAAGAAGATATGATTAATAATGTTGTCATTAAAGGTATTAATAATATTTCTAATATTGTTATTAGTGATTCTGATACTCCTCAAATTATATACGAAAAAGGTGAAATAAAAGTTATTCCAGAAAAAATATTAGAAACAGATGGTACAAATCTTATTGATATTTTAGATAATAAATATGTGGATAATACAAGAACCTCATCAAATGATATAATAGAGATATATCAACTTTTGGGAATAGAGGCAGCAAGAAGTAAATTAATATATGAAATTACAGATGTAATTAAAGACGCGGGTGAAGATGTTAATAATCGTCATATTGAATTATTATGTGATATGATGACATCTACCGGCAAATTATTATCTATTAATCGTCAAGGTATTAAAGTTGGTAATATAGGTCCTCTGGCTAAATGTTCATTTGAAGATACAACAGATCAATTAATCCAAGCTGGTATTTTTGGAGAATTAGATAAGTTAATGGGTGTATCTAGCAATGTAATGATGGGTCAAAAAATAAAATCAGGTACTAACTCTTCAACATTATTCTTAGATGAAGAAAAATTATTACAAGAATTAGAAAATATAAATATAAATACTGATCCTATCACATCTGTAACTGATAAAAATATTGATATATTAATGGATGATGATGATGATGATTATTATTGTGATGATGAAGCATTTAAAATGAGCATCGAATAATAGTTTTAGTTATCATCTATTTTATTTAATTTTATTTTTTTTTTATTCTTTTCAAAAAACTATTATTATGAATAAATATAAAATCGGTGATGAAGTCATTTATATTGATAGTAAAGGTGAAAAACATAATGTTACAATAACACATTTAAATACAAATGTTGAGAAAAATGATGATTATGAACCAACAATTATGTTTAGTAATGGAATAGAAAGATCAACCATAATGTCTAGACTTTATAATAAAGATGATTTAACAAGTTACCATGGGTTAAGCAGTGATGAAGAGCCGATTGGAGAAGAGCTTGAACCATGGCCAGATATTGATGAATCTGTAAAAAAAGATAAATCTGTAAAAAAGAATGAATGGAAATCATCTGAATTCAATAAGTTATTTCCAACTGATAATACAGATAAATTAAGAAGAAAAAAAATTCATCATGAAAGAAATAAAAAATCTATTCATGATGAACTATTACAAAAAAATCGTAGATTATATATTCACAATAGAAGAAAATATCCTAAAAAGTATAAAACATTACATTATATAAATGCTCTAAATGAACTGGCGCAAACTATTAATTAACGCAATCTAAGAACTAAATGTAGTGTACTTTCTTTTTGAATATTATAGTCAGACAATGTACGACCATCTTCCAACTGTTTCCCAGCAAATATTAATCTTTGCTGATCTGGTGGAATTCCTTCTTTATCATTAATTTTTGCTTTTATATTTTCAATTGAATCATCAGGTTCAACTTCTAGTGTAATTGTTTTTCCAGTCAATGTCTTAACGAAAATCTGCATTATATATATATATATATATATTCTATATCTTTTTTTTTAAACTATTTTAATATCACTAATATGATGAATCGTATTTTTAGTTGTTTTAATGCCTTGCCATTTTTCAAATGTTTCATTATAATTACATGTCATTACTATATAATCTTTTCCCAAAAATTCATCATTTATATATTTACTAAATTTAATATCTGGAATATATAAATTATCTATCTTTTGATGTCCATTTGGTGCTCTTAAATATATATCATATATTTCTGGTTTTGAACCTTTTGTAACTTTGAAATTAATATTTTTATTTTTATTAATACATTTGATATCATCTTCCGTATATATATACAAAATATTAGCAAAATTAATATTTATTGGAATAATATATAATCCTCGTACTTTATAATTTAGCATCTTCATATTTTTAAATACATCATTGTAATTAGCGATATCATAGTATTTTTTAACTCTAATATTACAAATATTTGTAAAATCATTTTGAGTATAGTTATTTTCTAACATATCATAAATAAAATTTACTCTTTCAATTATATTTTTATTTTTTTTCATTATTTCATTGCGAAGATAATATACATCACCTATTAATATAAACCAATTATTTTTATTATCTCTTACTAACTCACACTCAAATAAAGATCCTTCATAAATATCTGAATCAAATTTGTAATTAGCAATAAACATCTTTGGTAAACTATGTCCTTTATTAATCTTTTTATCTATTAATATACTATATGGTATATTATTAACTTTTGTACAATATAATAAATATGGTGATCCATATGATTTATAACATATAATATGTTTATTCTTAAAATTATTTTTAAATTTTTTGTTATATATTATAGCATATTTATCATTAAATTTAATAGTACTTCTATTATACATGTCCGTTAATATATATTGTTTTAATTCATTAGATATAATATGATATGTTTCGTGGTTACAAAATGATGTTCTATTAATATTTTTCGGATCCATTATATAAATTTAATAAAATAATATATATATATATCAAATTTATGTTTAAATAAATAAATTAATTTAATTATATATATAGATAAATGGATTATAATTTTTGTGAATTTTTAGATTATTATTATATATTCGGTATGTAATTAAATATTTTATATTTATATAATATTATGGAAACACAGAATTTATCATATGATGAATTATTAAATTTATACAAAAATCAACAAGATATTATTGAAAATCAACAAAAAACACTAAATAAATTATCTAATAAAAATAATTTTAATCCGTATAAAATATTAAATATATCAAAAAATTTTGAACTTTCAACTTTAAAAAAAGCATATTTAAATAAAGCAATTCAGACACATCCAGATAAAGGGGGTAATCCCGATGTATTTAAAAATGTTGTTCTAGCATATAAGGTACTATTAAAAAAACATAATATGGAGAATAATATTTCAGATCATAATTCATTGAAAAATGATCAAAAAATATTTAATGAAACTCAAGAATCAAATAATTCTCAAAATCTTAATCTAAATAAAAAATTTAGTAATAGTAAATTTAATAAAGTATTTGAAGATAATAAAATAACTGATCCTTTCGATGATGGTCATGGTGAATGGTATAATTCAAAATATGATGATAATAAACAAATATTTAATTCTAAGGTAAATTCATCAACATTTAATGACGCTTTCAATAGAGAAAAAAATAAAAAATTATTAAAAAAAAAGAATCAAATAAGAATAAGAGAACCAGAAGAAAAGATATCTTATAGTGGTGCTGATAGTATTGTTGTTTTAGGACAGGGAAGGGTTAATAATTTTGGTGGATCTACTGGTAATGGATTACATTATTATGACCTTAAAAAAGCATATGATGATAATTATATTAATGATACCATAGAAACTGTATCTAATAGAACTATAAATAGTGTTAAATCTGATAGAAGTAATTTATCATATAATATGTCTGATAAAGATTTAAAAATATATAATAAAAATAAAATTAAAAAACAAGAACAAGAAACTCAACGTATTAATAATTTAAATAATCAAGATGATATGGCAAGTCGTTTGTATGATAGAATTCATAGTAAATTAATCGGTTAAACATAGATTTTTATTTCCATATCCTTTATTATTCACATAGTTCCTTTGTTTTTCTGTTGTACATACGCATCCTGATGATGTACTAAATGTTGATGGACAACATAATGGACTAACTACATTATTCTTAAACATAAATAAACTTTTTGAACTATCTTCTCCCCCATCAACAGATGGTCCATCTATTTGTGTATTATCACTAAATATTGTATCTAATGGATTTGTAAATCCTTGAATAACAAATAAATCTTTATCATCTAATAATGGTACATCATTTGGATACTTCATCCATCCTTCATTATTATCATTTTTTAAGCATAATCCATCATATTTACTAATATTTGGCGCTGGTATAGTAGGTCCGACTGTCTCATTAACAACATCATCAAATGTTCTTGTCTTTACATAATTCTTATCTAATTTATTCTTTTGTTGTGGTTGTTGTTGTGGTTGTTGTTTGGTTTGTTGTGGTTGTTGTTGTGGTTGTTGTTTGGTTTGTTGTGGTTGTTGTTTGGTTTGTTGTGGTTGTTGTTTGGTTTGTTGTGGTTGTTGTTTGGTTTGTTGTGGTTGTTGTTTGGTTTGTTGTGGTTGTTGTTTGGTTTGTTGTGGTTGTTCTGGCTTATTAATTTCTGTTGTGGCTTCAGACGGTTCTATCATTTTATTTTGAAGTAGTAATAAAATTATACACCCCATTGAACATAATTTTAAAACACATTTATCATTATCTAGATTATTTATATATATAATAAATAATAATAGTATTAACATATATATCATTGACATAATTTTATATTATATATATATAAAAAAAAATAGATATTAATATTATTATGGAATATAAAACAAATACGAAATGGAATGTCTGGTATCATTCTATTCGTGATAATAATTGGGATAACAGCAGTTATAAAAAAATTTTTGAAATAACTAACTTATATGATTTATTTTATTTTATAAATAATATTGATGATATTCATTTATTTAATTCAATGTTATTTATAATGAGAGATGGAATATTCCCTACATGGGAAGATGAAAATAATAAAAATGGTTGTATGTTTTGTTATAAGATTAAATCGGATATTATATTGAATGAATTTATAAATATTATAAAATCATTAATATGTGAAAATATACATTCTGATGAAACAAAATATAATCTAATTAATGGTATTTCTATTTCGCCTAAAAAAGAGTTTAACATATTAAAAATTTGGATTCGTGAAAAGTCTACAGATAAAATATTAAATTATTCTACAAATTATATAAAAAATAATAATATGTTATATAAAAAAAATTAATATATATATATATATAATGAGTGATAAAATTTGCGAATATAGGGTTTTGGGAGTGATACTCCTAGTATTATAGTTATGTTGCTTATCTCGGCATTAATTACAAGTCGTGGTTTAGCACAAGAACTTTTTGCTGGTCAACGTAGAGGAGTGATTATTCATATATTATCAGGTATCTATATTATTGTTTATTTAATTCATTTAAGTAAGAACAGTCTCCTAACAGTTTCCAAATCGAATTCTCATTCTAATAACACAACAACTCCAAACGAAAAAGTAACAGAAGAAGCACCAGATTCTAAGGTGTGTTATGAAGTTTCGTATTATAGTATCCGTTTTTTTTATGACTGCTTATTCTTAACCATTTGTTTTAATTATTTGTTCGGAATTATATGGTTTTATTTGCTTGATATTATTAATTATCAACCTCTATTGGGGTATAGTATAGATGAAATAAAAAATAGGATAGAATACTTACAAGAATCTTTGAATGCCTTAAATCCTTCACTGTTGGGTTCAGAATAAAAATAACTTAAATAAATGGATACATTAATTGTACTAAATATTTTGGTAGATTAATTTTCTTTTCTATTTTTTTATTATATGGATTTTCCAATCCTTTATTTACATTATATAATTCTACATCTTTACATAATTTAAAAATTGTTAAATACATATTATATTATAATATTATATGGTTTTGTTGTATATAAATATCTTTTAATTTCTTTATTTAATTTATTCCAAAAATATAATGGAGCCATCATAGAACACTGACATATCCTCCATTCATCATCATTGCTTTTTATTTGTCTAAAGTTGTAATTTTTATTATATGTATGTGTTGTAATTAAACATGCCTTCTCTTTATATACTAAACATGCTTTAATACAATTTTTATCTTCGCTTTCAATTGCCATTAAAATTCTATAATTTTTTAATTGTTGTCCCTTATTCGTTTTGGGTATTAAACTATTATGAATATCTGTATATCTTTTAAATGGTACATCATTCCATTTACAATTACTATCAGATTCAATGTTTTCTGTTAATAATTCATTAATATTAAAATCATATTTCATTAAACCTGGTGCGTGACCTTGTATACGATAGGCATCTGAATATCGATTACTTTTTCCTAATTTATTCATTATTATTATTAAATTTTATATATAATATAATCATTTATATCAAATTAAATATGCCAGAAATTGGCATTCAAACAGTTGAAACAAAAGATTCTTCTACACAAACTGAATTCACTGTATCTAAAAAAGAAGAAGAAAGGGTTCGATTTTATAATTTTAGATACTTAAAACATGTATACAATACAATAGAAGGAAATACTTATGTGAGGTATTATACATATATACCAGATAATGATAAGCCTTGGGTACATGAAAATAATTTTTATAATACATTAAATGAATGTGCTACTAAAATGGTGCGTGTATATGGTAATAGAAATACGTTAAATGTTTATGATGGAACATTATATTATTTTTATAAAAATGAGTGGATATCTATTAATAATCTAAGAAAATAATCATTTATAGTCTTTCATAATACCTTCATAATCAACATGTCCTTTTTGTATATCTGAATAATCTTTTCTCTGTATTACTTTAACTGGTACAATAAGTAAAAATTTATCTTTTTTTTGTAATTCTTTCCAATACTGATCTAATGCATATTTTGAATCATCATTCGTTTCTATTAATTTTTGTAACCCCCTTTCCCAATGATTTATTAATGTATCATAATATTTTTGTTTAACTATATACGATGTTGTCGTTTGACAATTTTTAACTCTATATATTGATTCATCTAATATATCATATGGTTTAAAATTATTACCACCAAGCAATACAACATCCCATTCTATATTAGAGTTTAATAATTTATTTAATTTTGTATAAGTTTCATCAACATCTATAAATTTAACATCATCCTCAAATATTGCGACATATGGGTATTTATTGTCTCTAGCTTTTTTTAATATAGATAAATGTGATTTACTGCAACCAATTGCTCCATTATAATCTTTTATAGCATCGAATCTTATTGGATTTTTAATTCCAAAATTATTTAATTCGCGAATTGTTTCCATTTTTCTATCTTTTCTTTTTTCTAGATTTATATAATATGTGTTATCAAATAAATTCATTACATTCTTTTCTAAATTAACTTCATCCTCGTGATCATGTTCTTTTTTCGGTATTTTCCAACATCTATCTTTTGAACAGTCTCCATATGTTCTTTCTAAATAACTTATATAGTTATTTGGTATTTTTATTTCTATATCTTTTAACACACCAGTTGATAAATTATCAATATCATCACAATTATACCACTCTGTATGTTTCCATCCTTCTTCAACTGATTCATATTTGTTATCTTTTTTTTCATAATTAATAATATCTATAAATATTTTATTTTTATTATAGTCTCCATCTTCTCTATGTGTTAATATTTTTATAAGTTTTCCCGGGAACTTTTCAACCACATGTAATCCAGCTTTTTTAAATTCTTGAAATAATTCATTCTCTTCTTTAATACATTTTGATAATCTATTATAGTCTTTTTCATTCATCCCCAGATCAATATAATCATCGTGTTCTATTATTTTTTTATCTCTGATACATCCTAATAAAGTACCCGCGGTTGCCCAATATTTAATATTATATTTTTCAAATATATCTATCGATTTTTTAATATTATTATACAATGTTTCGTGTATAATATTATATTCTTTATTTGTGTAATATTCAATAACATCTTCATCAACACAAAAAGTATCGTATATTAAATATAGATTTAATAAATATAATACAAAAATCAATAAATATTTCATATAATTTATATAATATATTATATATATTATATATATGAGTGAAGAAGAAACTAAAGAAACAAAATGTGATAATGTAGTAAAATATGATAATATGATTATTTATTTACTAGTTATTGGTTTTATAATCTCCTTTTTCCTCCCTTCATTTTTAGCATTGATGATGTTAGCTGGTGACAATGGTACTACTTATGCAAAATCATTATTAATATATTTAATCATTCATTTTTTCATATTAATAACTGTTATATTTTTCGTAATATACAATATTTCTAATACAAAACCCACTTCTTACAATGAAAATAATGAATGTAATCCTAATACATGGCGTTGGGTAGCTATCGGTTTTTCTATTGGTACTTTATTCTTTTGTTTAGTTATTAGTTCTGGTTATTGTTATTCTAATCTACAAGAAATCGGAGAATATGAGTAATTTTTAGATATTTAAGAAGATTAAAACAAATTATCAATTATTTTTATTAATAATATAATCACGTGTTATACCCTTTTTGTTTAATAAATTTTTATAAAAATCATCTAATTCCAATTTATCTATCAACCATTGCTTCCATTTTAATTTTGGCATATAATCTAAATTAATTGATAATATCTTATCCATTAATTTATTCATAAATATATCTGTTGATATTGTACTGGATTGTAATTCAATTGGTATTGGTATATTTTTAAGCTCACACTGATCAATATAATTTTGAAATAGTTTTTGTTTTTCTTTATATCTAGTTTGTATATTTTCAATTTGTTTTAACTCATATTTCTCAATATGAATGATATCTCGATGAATATCATTTAACATAGTGTACATTAATTCATGTTCATCTATCATATCATTTTTTGTTTTTAATGATCCATAATAATCTATAACTTGTTCTATAAATGTTATGATTATTTGCTCAACCTGTTCTCTCTTATAATCTTTTGATATTGTTAAATATCCAACAACATTATTATCAAGATATCTTTCAATTCTCCATGAACCTTTTTCAATTATATTATTTTGTGAATATGCTAGCATTATTGCTATTTGATATTTATCAACTTGAATGTCTGATATATAATGGTCTTTGAATTGTTCAATATCTTGTTTTGTTATTGTGTTTTTGTGCTTACATTCTACCATTATTTTAAAATCATTAAACACACATATTCTATCTCCACTACCTTTAATATTACTTGTATCTTCTACATATGCAAATCTATCGGTTTTTTGTATTAATTCTGTTGTTATCATATCTTCAAACTCATCTCCTTTTTGGTTTGTATTTAAATGTTCTTTCGGTTTCAACATTTCAATATCTCGTTCTTGTTTCTCAATTAATTTTTGTTTTTCCTCAACTATCATGTTATAAACACGTTTTCCTTCTTCAAAACCTTTGATATAGTTATTGTGGGATTCTTGTTGTATTTTTAATATTTCTCTATCTTTTTCTTGATACATTTTTTCGAAATTATATTTTAGATCATCAAACATTGATTCCATATTTGGATTATTTTTATTGATTAATTGTAAGATATCTTCATCCGTTCGTTCATTTAATTTTAATGAGCTATAAATTATTTCACCTAATTGAATTATAATACTTTGATGAAATAAATTACATGAATTGTATATATTCATTTTAATTAATCTTATTTTTTTTTCTCTATATATATATATATATAGAATGGATGATAATAGCTTGCTTGTGATTATTTTGGCGTTTATCTTGGGATGTATGTGCTCGGGGATGATGAAGCAGATGTGTGGTGGTCGTTTAGTTTAAGGGGCACTATTACCGTCTTATTCTATCTGTCAGAAAAATTCGCAATGCGCTTCCGGGCATTGCAGAGGTAATATGGGCGGGTTTGCCAATGGTCATTGTAAATAAATTTCCGTAATATATGAATAATTTATAAAGTTCAATAACATCTTTTTTTGATTGTAGAATAAATTTTAACTATTAATACTTTGATGAAATAAATTACATGAATCGTATATATTCATTTTAATTAATATTATATTTTTTTGTTTATATATATATATAATGCTATCTAAATTAAAATCTAGTAAACGCGGATATAAACAGAAAGTTGGTGGTCAAGTAGACTGTAACAATTTATATGTTGAAGATAAGATTATATGGGATAAAATGGTACCAAAGGATGAATTAAATGAAATCGCATGTAAAATATTTACTACCAATAATACTAATGATATAGATGAAGAAAAACTAAAAGATATGGTATTAGAATGGTATGATGATGAACAATTCAAGAAATCAATAATAAAATATGTATTATATGTTCTTGGTTGGTATATTTTATATATAATAGTTTTCCTATTTTTTAAATTTTTATATCGCGATAATGACGATGATGATGATAAGGAAATTTTTAAAGGTAGTTGGGTTGATTTTAAAATATATTCTGTCATATGGACGATTATTGGATTCTTCTTAATCGTTTTACAATTATGAAGGTTAGTATAATAATTGACATATTAATATTATGATGACAATACGAAAAAATAATTTATTTATTAAATAAAATATTTAAATAATGTTCCATCATACCGTAATATACGAATAATTTATATAATTCAATTACATCTTTTTTGGATTGTAGGTAATGTTCTCTAGGTAATTCTTCACCAACATAAAATTCTGACATTTCAATATATTCTTTAGAATAACTATTAATCCAATCTTTGTATAAATCATTATTTTGTTGATATTCTCTTTCAGAGTCAGAAAGACAATTATAATAATCTTGACGCGTTCTTTTAGTATCATCTCTTTCAGATATATATTTTGTTAAATTTTTAAAATCATTATCAAGATTATTAGAATCAATAGATATCTTATTTAATTTATTTTCCAATTCATCTAAATTCATTTATATACTTTAATAAATCTATTATTTATAACTTTATATTTATACTTAATATTTTTCTTAAATGTATCTAAATTATAATTAAAAGGTATAAAAAATATCACTAGTTTACATTTATCTTTATCAAATAAATCATTAATAATACATATCATATTTATCCCCCCTAAATATAAATTCATATATTTTTGTTGGTTATAATCTTTTCCACCCCATGGAGGATCAAATATAACAACATCTTGTTTTAATCGATTCATTATTGATATATAATCATTTTTATACAATTTATAATTCTTAAATCCATATACTTTAAAATTATTTTCAATTATTTTTTGGTGGAACTCACTAATTTCAACGGTCTTAACAAATTTAAATTTATTCATTAAATAGATACTAGTTCCACCAATTCCTCCTGTACCATCAGTTATTATTAAATCATAAGAACCCATGTGATTGTATATAATTTTAATCAGTTCATTCGCATCTTTGTGTCTCATAATACTATATCTACCAATATCACTTACTTTCAATTTAATAATCTAATTTGGGTATATTTAAAAAAGATTTACGTTTATCTTTAATAGACATATCAAAATATTTGTTCTTAATTTCTGGTTTAAATTTTATTCTTTTTCTATCGTTACATATATTTTTATTATCCATTTAATTATATATATTTAAAAGGATAATTTTATTAGATAATAAATGGATATAGATGGATTGGTAGTTATTAGAGATGAAAATTTACATCAAAATGTATATGAGTATATTCAAACTAAAGAACTAGATGTAAAAGATATAAATGATATATTTATAGTATATTTTTCAATGTTAAGGGATGGATACTGTTTTACAATGGATAGAAATCAACTAATGGCATGTTTATTAGATATAACATATGTACTAAATCCAAGTAACGATAATATGGAAATTGTAAAACTTAATATGGTTAATGAAGATGAAGATGATGATGAAAGTGAAAGTGATTAAGATAATAATAGTGAATAAATCTTAAAATATTTTTTTTATATAATATAAATTATAATGAATAATATAATATTACTATTAATATTATTTATTTACTGGTGTATTATAAATCCACCATGTAATAATATAGAGGGCTTGATTATAAATAATGATAATAATTTTAAAGAAAGTGATAAAAAATTTATACCATATACATCAAAAGGATACAAATTAGCAAATGATTATTATACTATTCCAAATAAATGTTATAAGAGAACTAATGGATTATTAGATACATTAATTAGAGAAGATCCAAAATACAATAATTATTTAAAAGATTTTCCATATGATGATCCGAACATAGATAATAATTATAAATTAGAATCAAAAAAAACATTTTTATCACAATTTCAAGATATAATATTACACGATGATGGTGATAAAAGGAAAAAGAAAAAATATAAATTTAATAATAAAAAAGATAATTTAATGATATATGATCCATTAGATTCCCTATATTATATTGATATGGATATTGATATAATATCCGAATGTGAATAATTTTTATTCATATGAATATGAATAATCATCATCATTATAATCCTCAAATATTTTACTTCTATATTTAGAATACTTAATACCAATATATTTAATTATATAAATAAAAATGATAGATATAATACATGATATACCAATTAATAATAATAATATTAAAATTGTTTTATATTCTTTAATTAGATAATATAAATAATTTAAAAATCTTTCTTTTTTTGAAACAGGTTTTGTGAAATTTTTAACAATATCAGTAAAAAACTTCATAATAATATATATATTTATATATTATATATAAATATATATTATGAGTGAATGTAAAATATCAATATATTTGGCATATGGTATGTTACTATATATATTTACATCTATATATTATTTAATAATAACATATAATATTGGTACGCCGTTTAAAGATAGTTTAACACAAGAACAGTTATATATTAAACAAGAATCTGTATTAGTAAGAAAGCGGGTATTTTATACAGGTATTATAATTGGAGTATTTTTTATATGTATATGGAGACCATTTAAAACATGTTAAAATAATAATAATTTGAATAATATAACAATTAATAATAATAATAAAGGAATATGTATAAATCAAGGAGTTCGCCATCTTTGACGACAATAATTGAATGTGATGTTGAAGAAGAGGATAATACTTTTAAAAAATCAAACAGTTCACCTGAATTTATAAAAAAAAATATATATAAAATAAGAGGAGAGGGTGAATTAGGGATAGAATTATCAAAAAAAGATAACAAAGCGGTAATAGTAAATATATTAGAAGGATCATACGCATACAAAAAAATACCAATTAATTTAATAAATCTATATTATATTTATAGAGTAAATGATTTTGAAATTACAACATTTGATTGTATATTAAAATATATAAATCTAATATGGAAACGCGATAATGAAATAGTATTAGAATTTAAAGAATTTAAAGAATTTTCAAACGCGGATAAAAAACTAGACAAATTTTATAAAGATAATAAATTACATGAATATATAAAATTATTTAATGATATTGGAGTAAGAACATTTGAAGATTTAAAATTTTTAGAATTACAAGATTTTAAAACAATGAATATACCAGGTGAGATAATAGTGAATATATGTAAATATATTGGAATAGAAATACCAAAATCAATATATTTAACGAAATTTATGAGTACAAAAGAAAAACAGAAGATAATAACAGATAATAGTACTAAGGATGTTATAATATATATACAAAGTGATGACGGGTGGTTATGTATTTAATAAATATTAATATTTCTCATAAAGGAATTATTTAATTTAAATATTTCATTAATTAGATCATTTTTGAAATCATCATATGTAAAAAAAAATTCATCACGTTTAGTTGTTTTTTTTAATTCATATGGTTCTATTTTATATGAAAAAATATTATCTAAATTAGTTTTATTAATTAACATAATATCAATTAATTTAAATATAAATTTATTTAGTAGATCACTACCATCAATAGATTTATCATGAATAATTAATTTACATGAAGATATGGTTTTTTTACATGGATAAGTACAATCCATATCATCTAAAAAGCATAATTTGTTATGTACATATATTGAGGGATCCATTTTTTCAACTTTTATAATTTTATCGCATATAGATTTAATAATTGGATATAATTGTTTTTTTTTATAATGATCTAATTTAATTGGATCATTTAGTATACTTTTTAATTCTTGTAAATAGTTATATCTTACATATATTTTACCCCAATTTGGATATAGTTTACTATCTGGTGAATTTAATTTTATTTTTTTATATACTTTTCCAACAATACCATTATATTCAGTTTTAGTATATATAGTATACATTTTAGAATTTAAATTAATATTTACGACAGATAAATCATATGTTTCACCAATAGTGAAATTATCTATATTTAATACTTCTAAATGTTTTTCAATAATTTCTGATGTTTTAAGATATGTTATAATATTATTATTAAATAATTGATTTAAATTATTTTCAAAATTATAAAAATCATTAAATATATAACTATCATCTTTAATTTCGTTATAAATTATTTTTTTATCAACATCTCTAAGATCCATATTTCCCATTACAATATATTTTGTTTTATTAATTGTTTTTTTAACAGGTATATAATTATTGTTAATTATAACATTTGTAATTTTATTGTTTTTATCTACAATAATACCATTAATAACGGTAGTAATTGAAAGAAAATCATTACATTTATTTATAAAATCAATTGATTCATTAATATTATATAAATTAAATTTATCTAATGAATATATTAATTCATAATCATTTCTATTAATAATTGGTTGTGGATTAATAGGTAATAATAATTTATTATCATCAACTAAGTGAGACACTTGATTATATGAATCAACAACAAATGATTTTATAATTATATTATTCTCTTTTAATATATTAATTTTATCATATATCTCACAGGTATTTATATCTATCATATTTTTTATAGTAGCTAAACTAGTTTGTAATAGAACATTAGATTTTATTTCTGGTGTAGGATTTGAAGTATTAAAAACATTATAATCTAATTTAAATATAGATATATCTATATTTTTTTTAATATTATCTTCATATTTTTTTTCAGGCCAAAATGTTCTATAAAATAGTGGTTCATAAAAATTAGATTTTTTTAATATTATAATATATTTATTGTTTAATGGAATAAAATTATTTAATGGTAATTTTAATTTAATATCATTATAAATATGTTCTAATACAATAATATTATGATCATATAATATTTCTAATATAGGTAAAACATAATGATCATCTTTAAAATCATCACTTTTTATATACAGTATATAATTTTTCCAAGATATATATAAATTGAATAAATAATTAATATAACTTCCATTTTCGGATTTATTCAAGAAAATAATTAAATCACTAATACTTTTATATACAGGTATTTTAATATTTTTTCTAAGTGAATCATTAGATTCATTGATCCATGTACAGAAAGATTCAATATCATCATTACTTAATTCAGAAAATTCTTTCTTGAAATAATTTATTATTTTACCCATACACTGAAATTTTTCAATAGATATGTTAATTATATCATCTAATATTTTATTTACAGTAATTCCTAAGCACTTAGACACTGAACGAATAAATGAAATATTATCTTGTTCTATACCTAACTTAACAAATCCAAAAGGAACATTATCTGTATTTTTTGGTCTATTTAGATAAATTAATAAATCAATATCTAATTTTAAGTTTTTACACATTTCATCATATTTTTTTTTAGAATCATTTAATGAATTCGTTTTATATTCTTTTAGTTTTTCTTTAGTAATTAAAGAAACTTTATTTTTAGCTACACCACTTTTTTTATCTAATGATAAAAAATTATTTGTTTGATTAAAAAATTCTTTAAAGCTATCAAAGGGTTGACTATATGAATTAATTGGAGATGGTGTAACGGATGATATATAATCTGTATCAGTTGATTTTTTTTGAATTCTTTTACCAAAACAGCATGGCATAAGTACATTATCAGATCTATATCTTTTATCTTCTAAAAAATCTACATAGAATTCACTTACATCTCTATCATCTCCCCACCATTTACTAGTTCTATCAAGTACTGTTTTTTTCGTTTTACCACTTTTTTGAGTATATGGAATTATTTCAGACCGTTTTTGTTCTTCAGTCCAATTAGGATTATTAGGATCCAAACTTATATTTCTTGAAATATCCCAATATTTAGGACATATATAATGAAGATTTTTATCAACACCAGTAGTAATAACATTACTATAAGAATTTGGACCCGAACCAATATTTGTAGAATTATTAATATTTTCTAATTCATCATCATTAACAACAATGGGTTGTCTTTTTGATGTACCATCACATATTCTAGTATATGTATATTTTGACCCAGATGGTGATACAATAAGTGGATCAAATTTAAATAATTTTGGATCTCTACTACTATCTGTTAGTCTATTTATATAATATCTTGATATATCATATTCAGATCTAGGTGATGACCCTTCACTTTTACTACTACCACCTGATAATAAATTAAAATCAAATGAATTATTTGAATCATCGCTTGTGCTAATATATGACAACAAATCATCAATTCCAATGATATCATCATCTGTAATATTTATTTTTTTTTCAGAAGTATTAATAGTTCTTTCTAAAATATCATCTAATCCAAGAATAATATCATCATCTTGAACATTATTTATATTAAATGATATTTTTTTCGATTTATTTTCTTTAACAATTGATTTAAAATACATTTCATTTTTTTTATCAGTTTTTAATAGATATTTTTGATATAATCTAGTAAATGAATATATTAATTTAGAAATTCTTGTTAATTCAGGAAAACTATTTATATCATTTAATTCAAATAACATATCGACATTGTTTCTATTAAAAATATTCATCTCTACACCTGGCTCATCAGCAATTATTGTATGAATTTTTTTATTATCTAAAATATTTTGTTTTTTTATAGATAACCATTTACTATACTCATCATCTGCTTGTAAATAAGATATAGAAAAAATATCTACTAATTTATTTATAATATCATTTCTTGATAAATTTAATCTTGGATTACTAAGTGATGATATTATAGATGATATTGTATCAATATTATTATAATTATTAACTCGCTTATATCTCAAGTATATACTATCTTTATCATTAACATATAAATATTTTTCATCAATAATTCTAGTATATGGATTCATATTTTTAAAAAATGTTAATATATTTTCTTTAAGAAATTGAACTTTTTTAGATTTACTAACGAAATTACTCATTCTATATTTTATAATACAATTAATGTATTCTACTTTTGTTTTTTTATTATTATTTTTAAGTACATCAAGATCTAACAAAGGTAATTCAACAAAAAAGGATTTATATTTTTTTATTAATTTGTTATAATCTATAAAAATATCATTTAATTCTTTATCAGTAATATTAATTGAATTATGATTATCTATTACAATATCAATTTTACCAGTAAAATGTATTATAATGGAATAATAAAAATTTATTTTATTAATATTTAAAAATTTTTTAAGAACGATAACATTATTATTAAATATATATCTATTAAATCCTAGTATATTATTTTTATTAAAATCTTTTATCCATCTATTAATTAAATTTTTATTTATTAAACTATTTACAGATATAATAGATGGTTTATGTATTTTATAATATGAATTATTGTAATCATCCAATACTAATTTTATAAATGGAATTGATTCATCTAATATAATTTCCGCGAAAAATTTTATGATATTAACTTGATTATCATTATTATTAAAAATATTTAATTTAACAAATGAATAATAAAATCCATCACATGTTTTATCATCTATTTCAACATCATTAATAACAGATATTAATTTAGATGTATTTGATAATATATTTTCTATATCATTATTTTTACTATCATTTTTTTTTAAAATATTTGTAGCATATGGCCAATACTTTTTAATAATACCATTTATATATAGTTCAATATCGGGTAATTCAGGTAACCAATTATCTTTTGTATATTCCTTATTAATACTGATTCCATGTAATTTATAAAAATCATATAAATGAATAAAGTATATTTTATCTATATCATAATTTTCTAACAATAAATTGCTATTATTTTCAATATTTTTATATTTAACAACACCACTTCTATATACAAATTCATAATCTATATCTAATGTAGGGATTCCAGTTTCTTTATCATATTTAAATAATATAGATTCTTTTTTTTTGTCATTTAAATACCACATATAAATAAAATTTCCAGTGGTTTTATAATCAGTACAATAACTAGATATTTTATTACTGACATTTAAAATGGTGTCATCATCATATAAATATTCATTTATTTTTTTGTATGATTTATCAACATCTGATTTTTTTGTAAATACAAATTTTTTTTTATTTAAATAATTAATAACTTGAATGTCTTTAAATTTAATTATTGGTTTACAAGAATCAGACATGCTATTATAATTATAATGATATAATTTATTTAAAAATATACGGTGTTTCTTGAATTAATTGATTACAATAATATTGAGGATTTTTTGAATAATCTATTGGTTTATATACATTACATTCTTCTGCTTTTTCTAATAATTGACGCATATTATCCCAAAATTCAGGAGTATGTTGTTCTGTTATTGTCATAATATGTGCTAATTCATGTATTATTATAAACATACATGAATTAATATCATCTAATAATTTATTATTTTTATCTCGTATACATATTGCTATTTCTTCACCTTTATTTACATTATATGCCGTATATTTAGATTTATCTACTAATTCAAATAAACTATTTGGATTATATAATTCTTTCAATCTTTTAAAATTTGTTTTATCTATATGTTTACAGTGTTTTATAAGTTTAAGAATATTACTATTAATTTTAGCAAGAAAATTAGCCGCATCTAAACTATCGGGTAATTTAGCTACCATATAAACTCTATCATCCAGAGTTGATTTTACAGATGTAACATCCTTATTTTTATTGAGATAATTCATAATACACATAAATGATAGTAAAATAATTAATAATATAGATACATTAGAATTTTTATATTCTTGTGTCATTAATATTATAATACCTTATATAAAAATTTGATAATAAATTAATAAATAATATTAACACTCTAGTAATGGATATTCAAATATTAGATATATCAACCGACGATGTAGATGATGAATTTATTGTTAGTATTTATGGAAAAAATAACAGAAATATTAATGTTATTTTACATGTGAATGGATTCAAACCATATTTTTATTTAAAAGTACCGAATAGCTATACAGAAAAATATTGTAAAGATATCTTATTGAAAAATATATATTATAAATATGAAAATTATATTGATATTAAAAATTCTGAATTTAAATTAAGATCGTATAAAGAATTTTTTAATTATCACATAGATGAAAATGAAAATATAAAAAAATTCTCATTTATGAAATTAATATTTCACAATTATAGAGGTTTTCTTCAAATGAAAAGGAAAATAATAGAATACTACACTAATAATATTAATAACACAAATCCTAAAGTTAAAAGTTTTATTAAATGTAATAATAAAGATTGTGAATCATGTTTATATGAGGCAAATATCCCACCACTAATTAGATTTATTCACAAATTAAAAATAGAACCGTCTAATTGGATTAATATTCAAAATTATATAACTATAGATGATCCTGATTTTAAGGTACTTGAATTATCAGTACATCTTAATAATGTTAAAAAAATAGATAATAACAATATTAGTAATTATAAAATAGCATCTTTTGATATAGAATGTGATAGTTCTCATGGTGATTTCCCATTAGCCATTAAAGATTTTAAAAAACCAGCATTAGATATGATTGAATGTTATAGTATAAAAATGAAAGAGTATTGTGAATACACTATAGAACAAAAAATATATATTATAAAATGTATTGTATATTCATTATTTGATCTAGATACAGAAGATTCAATAGATATTGATAAAATTTATTTATCAACAAATAAACCAAATATTGATGATAATTTTGAATTATTTTCAAAAAGTTTCATATCAATGATTGATAAATGTCATGAAGATAAAAAATTAAGAGATAATGCTATTAAATATATTTCAAACAGTTTATCTAAATTAAAAAGTAAAAATAAAAAAATAAAAATTAAAGGTGATCCAATTATTCAGATTGGAACAGTTTTTAAGGAATATGGCAATGATAATATAAAAAGAGTAATTATAGTTATTCCAAATGAATCAAATGATGTAGATATATGTGATGATATTGATGGAATCGATGTTGTAAGGTGTAGTAATGAAAAAGAATTGATTAATGAATGGATTAATTTAATAAATATAGAAGATCCTGATTTCATAACTGGATATAATATATTGGGATTTGATTTTAATTATATCCATAACAGAGTTACTGAATTATTTAATAGTTCAACAAATAATATTAAATTTAATAAAAATATTGAATATAATTTAGGTAGAATAAATATTAATTATTCAAATAAATATTATAATAAAAAAAATGTATATAAAAAAGTATTCAAAAAGGATATAGAAGATAATAATGATTTCAATGATAAATCATATATTAATATGGATGGTCGAATTATATTTGATGTTCAAAAAGAAATTGAAAAATCGAATAATTTAGAATCATATAAATTGGATTCAGTATCTTCATATTTTATGAGAGGCCAAATAAAAAATATTAAAAAAATTAAACTCATAGATGATAATAAAATACTTCATAATCTAGTATTAGAAGTTAATACAATCAGAAATCTTAAAATAAATGATTATATAACAATAAATACTTATAGTAATATTGGGGAAATGTTATATAAAGATGGTGTAAAATTTAAGATAATTAATATTATTGATAATTATATTACAATAGATATTACAAATCATAATGTTAATAAAAAAGAACTTTTAAATTATAATAAACTTGAGTGGTGTTTAAATAAAGATGATGTTTCTCCATATGAATTATTTAATTTACATAAAAATGGAGGGGGTTCAGGTAGAGCTAAAATAGCAAAATATTGTATTCAAGACTGTGAATTATGTATTAATTTAATATTGTTATTAGATATTATTCCCAACAATATGGGAATGTCTAATGTATGTAATGTACCATTAAATTTTATATTTTCTAGAGGACAAGGTATTAAAGTTACATCTGTTGTATCAAAAATATGTGATATTAAAAATACAAGAATTCCAACATTAGTTGATCAAAGTCATGATAATTCGGGTTATGAAGGCGCCATTGTATTAGATCCAAATCCAGGTATATATATTGATGATCCTATTGCCGTATTAGATTATGCTTCACTTTACCCATCATCTATTATTGAAGAGAACTTATCACCAGAAACACTTGTAGAAGATAAAGAATATATAGATAAATTAAAGAAAGAAAATAGATTAAATGACGTATGTAATATTATTGAATATGATAATTATGAAACAATATTAGTTGGTAAAACTTATAAAAAAATAATTAATAAAGACAAACCAATTGAAACATGTTATTTTATTAAAAATAAAAGAATTAAAGATAGAGGTGTAATTATTCCAGAGTCAATGGGAATTATACCAACTGTATTAAAAGATTTATTAGATGAAAGAAAAAATACAAAAAAGAAAATGGCATTAGAACCAGATGAATTTAAAAGAAAAATATTAGATGGTTTACAATCAGCATATAAGGTAACTGCTAATTCAGTATATGGTCAATTAGGAGCAAAAACAAGTACAATATTTAAGAAAAAAGTAGCGGCGTGTACAACATCAGTTGGAAGAAAACATATTGATGATGCTAGAAGAGGAGTTATTGAGTGGGCAGAAAAGGAAAAATTAGAAAAACCAGAAATAATATATGGTGATACAGATTCTGTATTTATTAAGTTTTCTAGAAAAACTATAGATGGAAAAATATTGACAGGTGATGATGCTATAAAATATACAATTGACTGTGGTATGAAATCAGGTGAATATATAACAAAAAATATATTATCATATCCACAAGATTTAGAATATGAAAAAACATTTTATCCATTTATATTAATATCCAAAAAACGTTATATTGGCGATAAATATGAAACTATTAAAGATGTTGATAATAAAAAATTTAAAAGAACATCAATGGGTATTGTTACAAAAAGAAGAGATAATGCACCAATTGTTAAATATGTATTTGGTAATATTATTGAAAAAATTATTATTGATAAAAATTTAGATAAAACCATAGAATGGTTAGACAAAACATTAAATGATATTAATAATGGAAAATTTAGTATTAATTATTTCATAATAACAAAATCATTAAGAGGATATTATAAGAATCCATTAACTATTGCACATAAAGTATTAGCAGATAGAATAGGTGAGCGTGATCCTGGAAATAGACCAAAAGCCGGTGATAGAATACCATATGTTTATAAAAAATTAACATATGAAGAATTATATAATACTAATAGTTTATACAAAAGTGGTCCAAAAAAAGGAACACCTAAATGTAAAAAAGTTTTACAGGGGGATAGAATAGAGTTACCGGATTATATAAAAAGTAATAATGTAGATATAGATTATTCATTTTACATATCAAATCAGATCATGAAGCCAGTTGAACAAGTATTAGAATTAGACAATAAATATAATAAAGGTGTATTTCAAAAATATATAAATTAATTTATGTTAATTTCTCCAAAATTTTTTTCTATGTTATAATATATAAAGAATGGGAGGAGGATTAATGCAGCTTGTCGCATATGGTGCACAGGATATTTACCTAACATCTAACCCGCAGATTACTTTTTTCAAGGTAGTTTACCGCCGACACACTAACTTCTCTAGAGAGGTTATTGAACAGACCTTTTCGGGTAATGCCGGAGCAGGTAAAAATATTAATGTAACTATTTCACGAAATGGTGATCTAGTACATAAATTATATTTAGAAACACCGTCACACAATGTACCTAATGCTAGTTCATCTGCATTCAATTTAAATAATCCCGGTCATTCTATGATTGATAATGTTGTACTTGAGATTGGTGGACAGCAGATTGATAAGATATATGGTCATTGGATGGAAGTATGGGCTCGCCTATCAGAGAAAAATGAATATGCTTTAACTTCGTATCCATCGAATATCGGTACGACACTTGGAAGGATTAGTGGAACGAATGCTAAAATAAGTTTCCCCACAAATGGGGGACAAGCTAATGCTTCACACGCTCCTGTTTTATACCCGGCTTCTCGCTATCAGCAAATTTCTGGTGGTGGGGGTGTATCCAGTACCCCACCTGCTGGTTTTAATTCCTCGTTGACTAAAAGCGATGGGGTACATTACCCTGAATATTCGATACCATTACCATTCTGGTTCTGTAGAAATCCTGGACTTTCTCTACCACTTATTGCTCTACAATATCATGAGGTTAAACTAAAGATTCAGTTTTCGAATAATGTATTTTTAGAAAAAGGATCATCACAGGCTGACAAAATTTCTGTATGGGCTGAATACATTTACCTAGATACACCAGAGCGTCGCAGATTTGCCCAGGGTACACATGAATATCTAATTGAGCAATTACAGAGATTCGATGGAACCACTCCCACTACAAGTGCCAGTAGAACCAATGCCACGTTCGATCTAAATTTCAATCATCCTGTTAAGGAACTTATATTCTGTGGTAACTTCGATGATAAACATTATGGTGCTCTACCTGGTATCGCCGATGCTAATACTCAAGTTACACTCAAGCTAAATGGTCATGATCGCTTCAGTGCTGATAGAAGATGGGCGTATTTTTCAAAGACTCAGATATTAGAGCACCATACTGGCCCGGGTAATTTACATAATGGCGGTGACGAGGGATTCCCCTTCGGTAAAGATTGGCATGGTGGTGTTTGGGGTGATCACGTCGCCAGAGATCAGATAGGTGTTTATTCTTTTGCTCTAAAACCTGAGGAGCATCAGCCATCGGGAACATGTAACTTTTCTAGAATTGATAGTACAAGATTATCATTTAAACATTTATTTGCTAATAACGGGTCTTCTATCGATATTGTTATATATGCTGTAAATTATAACGTACTTAGAATTATGAGCGGTATGGGTGGTCTAGCATACTCTAACTAAGTAACTAATTAACTAATTTAGTTAATATTTTTTTTAAATAATGTGTTGTTTATTTATTTTTTTTCTATATTATATTATAACATAGAAAATGGGAGGAGGATTAATGCAGCTTGTCGCATATGGTGCACAGGATATTTACCTAACATCTAATCCGCAGATTACTTTTTTCAAGGTAGTTTACCGCCGACACACTAACTTCTCTAGAGAGGTTATTAAACAGACATTCGATGGTACACCAAGTGCCGGTAGTTTTATGAATGTCACTATTTCGCGTAATGGTGATTTAGTACATAAGGTATATTTAGAAACACCCGCTAAAAAATTAGACACTGGAAGATTAGCACATAATCCAGGACATTCATTAATTGATTATGTTGAGCTTGAGATTGGTGGTCAGCAGATTGATAAGATATATGGTCATTGGATGGAAGTATGGGCCCGCCTAACACAGAAAAATGAAACATCTGTTGTTGGATTTCTCGATGCCGCAGGACATGATTCATTTGTGCAAGTTAGTGGATTACCATCAAGCGTTACTGTGGCGTATAATGAAAAAGCGCAGAATATACCCCAAGACAAGCCAGATAATAGTTCTCACGTAACTGTACATAGACCATCTACTAGATATCAAAAATTAGCTGGAGGGGGTGGAATAACTTCACATCATCCAGATAATACAGGTGTAGCACAGATAACTACTAGGGATATTCCCGAATTATCTATTCCATTACCTTTCTGGTTCTGTAAAAATCCTGGTTTATCTCTTCCTCTAATAGCTCTTCAATATCACGAGGTAAAATTAAAACTTAAATTTAGTAATAGAATAAGTTCTGGGGGTGGATTTTATTTTAATAGTGGCGATGATTTAAATATATGGGCAGAATATATATACCTTGATACACCAGAACGTCGTCGATTTGCTCAGGGTACTCATGAATATCTAATTGAACAAGTACAAAGAAATACCGGTATTTCTACTAGACCTGGTAATGGCTCATATTGTAATGCTACTATAGATCTAAACTTTAATCACCCTGTTAAAGAATTAATTTTTGCTGCAGATTTCTATAATAAGACAGATTGGTATGGTGTTCTTCCTGGAATAGCTAATTATAAAACAAATTTAACTCTTAAGTTAAATGGACACGATCGATTCAGCGCTAATAGAAGATGGCAATATTTCTCAAAAACACAAATATTTGAACATCATACTGGACCGGGTAATTTATATGGTGGTTTAGAGGGCGTTATGTCTAAAGAACGGAATGATAATAATGCTTCTGGAAGTGATGTTGTTGATTTTGGAAAGTTAGACCAAATAGGGGTTTATTCATTCGCATTAAAACCTGAAGAACATCAACCATCTGGTACATGTAACTTCTCAAGAATTGATAGTACACGTCTAATTATAAATGATCTTTATTCAGGTGTTAATGGTGATGCTATAGAATTGGTTGTGTATGCCATTAATTACAATGTACTAAGAATTATGAGCGGAATGGGTGGTCTTGCTTATTCTAATTAATTTTGTTTATTTAAAACTATAATTTTATATATATATAGTATAAAAAATACATGTTATCAGGTAATAAAGGTTTAACAAACCATGGAAATACATGCTATATGAATTCTATATTACAATGTTTATCACATTTATTAATATTTCATCCAAATAATAATAAATTAATGAACGATTTTAATAATAATAATAATTTATTTAAAGAATGGTTAAATCTTAATAACAGCTTATGGAGAAATACTAGATCTCATGTTGTATCAACTAAAGAATTTATTATTGAATTTATTAATGAATTAAATAAAAATAATATATCTTTTTTTAGTTTTGATCAGAATGATTCAGAGGAATTTTTACATACATTATTAGATTTTTTACATAAATCTATAAAAAAAAACTGTAAAGTTAAATTAAATAATAAAATTAAAGATAAGTTAATTATGGAATGTTCTAAAAAATGGGAAAATAGTTTTTCAAATGATTATTCATATATAATAGATCGTTTTTATTCTCAAATGATAACATCAACAAATTGCCCCGAATGTAATTATTGTTCTAATACAATAGACCCATTTTTAATATTACAATTAGAAATTAATAATAATATGAATACATTAAATGATGCTATCGAAAAATATAATGATTGTAAATTAGATTCATCTAATCTATGGACATGTGATTCATGTCACAATAAAGTTAATGCTAATATCGGTATTAAGTTTTCTAAAACATCTGATGTTATGATTATTCAGTTAAAAAAATATAAGAATCTTAATCAGTTTATAGAATATCCAGAAATATTAGATATTTCTAATTATTCATATGATTATAATAATAGGGGGACTAAATATAATTTAATTGGAATGTGTATACACAGTGGTGATTTAAATGGAGGGCATTATTATGCTATCTGTAAAAATTTATTAGATGATAAGTGGCGTATGTATAATGACACTAGTGTATCTTATATAGATAACCATTTACAACAAAAACCTTATCTACTATTTTATAAACGATAAAGATATCAAGTTTTGAAGATAAAAAATAATTTGAATTTTTTGTTTTTTTTTCCTTTTACCTAGAGCTACAACGAGCTCGGTCCAAGTTTCACACGCAAAAACAGAGGTTTGAGTGAGTGGCACAACGGTAAAAAATGAGTGATCCAATGTGGGTGACTCTCAATGGTGCACGGTATCCGATCGAGCGCTCAAATGAACCTCGAAAGCTCGGACCTGGAGAATGGGCTGTAGATCTGGAAACTTTCGTTCACTCAGGTTGTGGGTTGATGACGATCAAGAATCTTACAGTAGAGGAAGCAATGCGGGTTCGGGATTTGAATCGCAAGCTTCGGTTTCAGAGAGCGGGAACAGGCGAGTGTGTAACAATTGATGATGACGGATGCGAATTGATCTGGTGCAAGGAAACGAATCTTTTGTACGAAAAGATGGGAGAAGACGAATCCCCCATGAAGAACAGTTTTACAGGCGAAATCGACGAACATTATTCGGAGAAGTTACATGCGATATGTATGGGAAAGATGGTCAAGGATGGAGATCAATGGGTACCCGAAGATAAGGCGAGTTGGAACAAGAGTGACGATAGTTCGGAATAAAGGAGGTGATTTATATCACATGTGCCGATCGTAACGGCAAATGGTAAGAGTTGGGAACTCTATAATCCATAAGTAATAAAAAAGGAAAAAGACGAAATACTGTATGACAGTAATCTTTTTTTTTGTTTTAACTTAAAACTATGGATATAATATAGTATAATAGTATATATGAACTTCAATGATTCTATTATTGAATGGGTCCGTTGTCATGACTGCGATCGAGCAGGACGGAAAAGCATTGCGTTTCGCGCCCGACCACCTGAAGAATGATCCCGATCTTTTGAGAATAGCGCGGGAGCACGCTTGGTAACGGTAGTTTATAAAGTGAATAGGCAAAACACTATAAAATATGCGAGAGCATTAGACTCGTAGAAGTACACCATCCACGTGTATTTTTTTATATTTATTATAACAAGATATCTTTTTGAAGATATCGCAAATAATTTGAATTTTTTATATTTTTTTCTTTTAAGTTTGCGGTGAGCTAGTAAAAAACCGCAGGTTGTCTGGGTCGCGAGAGGTGATACGCGACAAGGTAGCCACTGGATCGAGTGTTAACTCGTCCAACCGGAGAGGGATGGAGATGGATGGATCTCCCGGAGTGAAAGGATCGAAGGCCAAGAAGAGTTTGCGAATGGCAAAGGTGGCTCTTTTTACGGCCTATGTAGTTGACAAAAAGCTCTGTGCAGATATCGTGCACCAAGTATCCGACGAGGTCGACAAGATCGTGAAAGCAGCAACCGAAGCAACCGCAGCAAACAAGATCCGACTAGGATACTTGAATTGGAGGCACGAGCGGACAAAGCTTGTTCGGACCACTAATGTTTGTTGGGACCCACTAAGGTAGTACTTCGAGGTCAGCCGTCCGGCTAGGTATATATGTAGTGCGACTACAATTACCTACAAAAAAAAAGAAAAAAAAAAGACGAAATACTGTATGACAGTAATCTTTTTTTTTTGTTTTAACTTAAAACTATGGATATAATATAGTATAATAGTATATATGAACTTCAATGATTCCATTATCGAATGGGTAAAAATTGATAATGTTCAAAGAGAATATTTAGACAAATTAAAAGAATTAAGAGAAAAAAAAAATAAATTATCAGATAGTTTAGTTAATCATATACAAGAGAATGATATGGAATCTAATGTATTTAAAATAACTAGTTTAGATACAAATGTACACATGACAAAAACAAATGTACAAGAAAGTTTAACATTTAAATTGATTGAAGAATGTTTATATGAATATTTGAATGATCAGTATAAAACAAATGATATAATTAATTTAATAAAAAATAGAAGAAAAAAAACAGAAAAATATAATATGGTTCAAAAGTAATATTTAAAGATATAACAAATAATTTGAAATTTTAATATTTTTTTTCTATTAACTTAGAGCTACAACGAGCTCGGTCCACGTGTCACACGCAAAGAACAGGTACAAGAAGTTCAACGGGGTAGGCACGCGAAATGGTGGCGGAACACATAGTATCGCAACCGCATCCGGCACCAGAGCCGGAACCAGAGCCGGAACCAGAGCCGGAACCAGAGCCGGTTGGAGAAGAGCCGGTTGGAGAGCCGGTTGGAGAGCCGGTTGGAGAAGAGCCGGTTGGAAAAGTCAAGAAGAAGCTTGATGGCATCACAGCCACTATCGGAATGTTGAAGATGTCGGGGTCAACTGAGGAAGACCTCAAGGACCTTATTTCTGAGCAAAGAATTCTTAAGCGGGGTATCAGTTACATCCGCAATGGGAGTGCGACGCAAGAGGACTTCTTGCGTCAATTCAAAGAAATGTCAGAGAGGCAAGAAAAGGTTGGTATCTTAGAGAGAAAGATAGCCAACGTCACTGACACGATCAATATGCTTAAGATGAGTGGGTTTCAAGAGAATGACCTCAGAGCACTGATCTCTGATAAAGCATTCCTCGAAGCAGGCGTTGGACAAGTCCTTTTGGGGGCTATGACGCAAGAGGACTTCTTGGATCGATACAAGAACAGATCTGCTTCTGAGCAGATTATATAATGTGAATGTACAAAAAAAAAAGGCAAAAAAAAAGACAAAAAAAGACAAAAAAAATTGGTGCACGACGCGCCCGACATAAGCCCGATGCGGCTTTTGTTGTCTGTTTTTAAATACTAGGAATATATTGCCATTGTAATTCTCTACATATTTTAATCCATATCATATCTTGTTGTTTTAGTTTTTCTCTGCTTTTTAATAATGGAAAATATTCTAATAAATCATCTAATTCTAATAATTCACAAAATTTATGTAATACGTATGAATAAGATAAAAAATTTTTTCTTTCTTGTGGACAATGCTTCATAAATGGAATTTGAATTTCTTTAAACATATTTCTTAATTTTTCTTCATAATCGGAAGATAATAAAGGAGCATTCTTACCTGTTACAACATTAATTATTAATGGAATATGTTCGTAATATTTATTATTACCCGTAGTTTTTAATATTTCTCTAATTAATCCATATTTAATTTTATCTTCTTTTAAATTTATATTTTTTTTTAATTCATTTTTAACATCCTCAAAAACTTTAACTGGAACTATGGTTGTCTCTTTTGCTTGAAATTGGGCCAACCATTCATTGAAATGATTAATTCTTTTATAAGCAAAGTAACTTAATTCTCTTGGAACATCCTTATAAGATATCTTTTCAGTATTAACTAGAATATCAACAGTATAACCACATTCATTACAAAATAATTCACTCTCAATTAATTTATAATTCATATTTCTTTTACAATATTTACATTTATATAATAAAACCTCATCTGAATCAAATTTATCATGAATGAACTCATCATTTATATTTGCTATATATTCTGATATAATATCTGTATTATCATTTTCTTTTTTATTTTCAAAGTAATTCATAATACTAGAGGTATCATTTATACAATCTGTATTATTTTTTTTTTTATAATAATCATTTAATAATTCTCCATTATCTAAATAATATTCATTTTCTTCTTCTATGCTTGAAAATTTTTCGGATATCTTACTATGTATAGCATCTATCGTTAATCTTTTATCACTATGAGTTTTTTTTAATTTTTTATTTTTTATAGGCATCTATAATATTTATTATATTTATAAATTATTCTTTAAATTCTAAACCAGCAGCTCCATGATGGTTCTTCTTCTGGACATTTCATCGTACCGAATGCTGGAATACATCTTTCCTTATATTTGTTGTCTTTACATTCTGGATTACTATTAGCCAATGATATTATACTATAAAATATCGACATAACTAATACACCCCATATAATAGACCATATTATTGGTATTCTTTCTATAATTTCTACAATCTCTCCCACACCAGGTACTATATAAGCATCATATTGTAAAAAATCAAATAAACAATGAAGAATACAAAATATTGAAATCTTAAATATTATTGTCCAATTATTTTGAGAGATATATGAGCTTACATTGTCTTTTATACGTTCAAGACTAGAACTAGCATTACTATTATCATCCATAAGAGTTTTTACAGAGTTAACTATTAATACTCCAAATAATGAGCCTATATACATTATGACGAACATTCCAATCCAGTAAAGAAATATATAAATTGGATTTTTAGGCATTAAAGCATTTTCTATATTACTAATCGTATCCCCACCCACGCGCTGTCTCATCTCATCTAATCTAGATCCAATCGCATTTCTTCCCTGCTGTCTCATCTCATCTAATCTAGATCCAATCGCATTTCTCCCCCGCTGCCTAATATCATTTATCATATTACTATATCTCGATCTAATGTTTACAGGGTTAAAACTCTTATTGTATTCGTTAACTCTGTTACTAAAATTATTATAAAACTCTGTACTATTTGGATTATCCCTAATTTTATCTAATATATGATTATTGAAATGTTCATAATTATTCATAAGCTTCATTTGATTAAGAATGCTTCCATAACTCCCCTTATGTATATTAAATCTATTAATATTTAATTCATTGCCCATTCTATTTAACCCCAATTTATTAAATGTTGTACCCAATACAATCTTGTCCCATAAATAATTGGATGTATATCTATATAAACTACACATTATTATTAACATTATAATATTGACATAATATTCATACATATAATATATATAATATAATATATATTATGAGTAAATCAGAAAAAATTATTGGTGATATAGTTAATCTATTTCACAATGATTATATTGATACTCCAGAATTTCATACAGTAATAAATAAATATAAATCAAAAGAAAAAAATACATCTAGTTTATGGCATAGTCAACATGAGTTAATATTAAAAAAAATATCTGAAAAATCGGATTGGTATAAAGAATTACATTTATATGTAAGTGATAAATATAATACATTGGGAAATATTATATATACACCATTAATTTTATCTACGCTTTCAGTTGGATTATTTACACTTATAGCTAATAGTTATGAAAGTATTATAGATAATAATTTATTAATAGTTATTACAGGTGGGTGTAATTTATGTTCCGGAACGATTACTGGTATTTTGAAAAAATGGAATCTTTCAAAATGGATTACAAATCATCAAGTGTACTCTGATAAATTTTTAAATATTTCACAAGATATAAAATATCAATTATCATTACCATGTGATAATCGAGAAAAAATGCCAACATATCTACATAAGATAGCTTCAGATTATCATGAAGCCACGTTAACTTCTCCAAAAATACCAATGAAATATATTAAAAGTTTTAAAAAATCAAAATCATTAGAAATAGAAAACTCATCAAATATGAATTTACCAGTAGAATTAACGGGTATCTTATCTACTGAAATATATAACTGTAGGTTAGATATTAACTCAAGTAATATGTGTACAAGTACTTCTACTACCAATGGATCCAATGCTTCATATGTAAATGATTCTACTACTAATGGATCAAGTGCTTCATATACAAATGCTTCATATACAAATGCTTCATATACAAATGCTTCATATACAAATGCTTCCCATATAGATATACCTATAAATTCATCAAATGTTGAAATTATTATTCCAGTAGAAGATGATCCAGATTTATAATATATAATTATATATTATATAATGAAATATTCTTTCTTATTGGGATTATATATATTTTACATGTTTAATTATTTTAAAACAGAATATTCTATTCATCATCCATATGAATATGTATTTAGTTCAAAATTACTAAAACATCCAATAAAAACTGGTAGGTATGAAAGTAAAATATGTTTATTAGGTAATTATGTAGGTATGTTTTTATTATTTTGGTATTTATTTAGAGATAATATAAAAAATAAATCTTGTAATAATTTTATAATAGCATCGGTTGCTATTGGTTCATTAATAATGAATATGAATGCTTTTGTTTATATGTTGCCTCTAATAATAATAGAATATTTATAGATAATTATATAATTTGAAAATTTTATGGTAATTAAATATTACCTAGAGCTACACATACGAGCTCGGTCCAAGTGCTTATTACTTTAAACAAGGTACAAGAGTTTATAAAGCACTAAGAGGAAAGCGAGGAAAGGCGAGGAAAGCGAGGAAAGCGAGGAAAGCGAGGAAAGCGAGGAAAGCGAGGAAAGCGAGGAAAGCGAGGTTTTACCTCAATGCCTAAATTGACAAGAGCGGAAAAGATCATGCAAGATCGTGAGAGGAAGAAAACACAGCACGCAAAAGCTGTGAAGAGATTCACTAGAGAGAAAAAAGATGCGATGCGCAACACAAAAGTGATTACTACCCACGAAGAGGCAGTAGATCACGATGCTACGATTGGATTTGAGTGTTTGGCGATTGAGGAAATATTGTTGATTATTATCACAATGATTCTCAACTGCCATACACATTGTTCCCACGCAGATATGCAATTCACAATTCTGCGCACGATAAAGTGCATCAATGCACTTAGAATTACTAGCAAATGTTTCAATGAGGCGTTTACAACAGACTTTCGTCTAACTCTTCACAAAATGATGTATTGTGTGAATAAGGGTCACACTAACATTTGTAACTTTATAACTAGGGCGACCTTTAGGTCGCGAGGCCAAATGACATTCTTATCAACCGATACAAGACTTGAATTCACAATTCACAATGATAGTGATGAGAATATATATGTAATTACCTATATGGATTTAAGATTGTCGGAATCACGGAGAAAGATTATTACTAAAGGTGAAACAATCAAGATATGTATTGACGTGAATTATGAGCCAATGATAAATCAAGTAAGACAGTTAGTGTTTTATCCATGTTCAATTGGTCACACTGACGTTACCTGGGATAGAAAGTTCATCATGACATGTGAGGTTGATTGTTACAAGAAAGACAAACATGAAATGAAGTTGAAAAAAATGACATTTAAAGGATTCAAGGATTCGGCTACCCCTCCGAAAAATTTTAAAAAGATTTCAGAGGAGTCGATTAAAAATGTAGATAATCAGATTCGGTTGTTTACAGATGTTAATCCTAAGGAATGGAAAAAAAGTAGACGAGATTCAGTTATCAGACGAATTAATAGAGAGTTAGATGAGATTGATGCAAATAAAAGATTCATTAGGCGTATTCAGAAACAATTGGATCGTAATCAAGAAGATTTGAGAACACGTGAATGTTTAATGAAACGATGCCTAGATATGAAAGAGTCATATGATCATGTTCGCTAGAAAAGACAAAAAAAAAAGAAAATTGAAAGACAAAAAAAAAAAGAAAATTAAAAAAACAAAAAAAAATAATTTTTTTTGAAGATAAATAAATAATTTGAAATTTATTTATTTATTTTTCTTTTACAAATGGAATCAGACGTCAATATCTTGATCGATTAAATAATGAAATTAATTATAGAAACGACAGTCTGGATGTAGCCCTTCGGGGCGCCATCATCCAATAAGTATATTCAAGGTTGATTGTGACGTGAAATGCGAGGCATACTAATCAATTCAACAGCCAATATTTGGAATCGTGCTAGTAGAGACGATGGATGGTGTGGAGTTTAGAAGCCCACCGAACCAATAGAGGTGGAATTATCCATCCCCATATTGTGAACGACTTACAGTATGGAAGCAGGGGGCCGGGGATTGCGCCCGTAATGTTATGATATAGAAGAATTAGCCATTACACATTCATTTGGATACTCTCATCAATGTCTGAAACTTTTAACTGATTGACAACCCGAATTCGGATGCGATCAGTTTAAGTATTGGATATATGTTACGTACTGGTGAATTGAGTGGAGAAAAGACACTATACATAGCACCAACGAATAATAATTAGCATAAACTAATTATAAGGGACCTGCTTTTTTTTTTAGATATAAATACAATAGGTATTCTATTTTTATTCCAATTAAAAAAAAATAATATTATATGATATAAATGTCTAGAGATTATAATGAATTAATTGAACCAATTATAAATACATTAAATATCGATGATACAAAAAAAAATATTATAAGAGGAAGATTTTTAAATGAAGTTAATCTATATGATTCAAAGATAACATCTGTTAAAAAATGGTATAATTTTTTTAGATTCACAATAACAATGGGTAGTATACTATTACCTGCATTATTATCTGTTGGTCAAATGGATCCTACTAAACTTCCTAAAAATTTTGATCAAATATCATATTGGGGTTCATGGATGATATCACTGACAGTTACTGTAAGTAATGGATTCTTACAATTATTTTCACTTGATAAAAATTATTTTATGTATTCTTTAGTATGTGAAAATTTAAAAACAGAAGGATGGCAATATTTTCAATTATCAGGTAAATATGAAGAAATGCCAGATCATTTATCCGGTTATAAAATTTTTTGTAAATCAATAGAATCTATTAAAAGAAAACAAATAGAACAAGAATATGCTGGTGGTAAAAGTGCCGATAAAAAGAAAAAGTTTGAGTTCAATAAAAATCTAAACGATAATTTACCACAACAATATAGATTAGAAAACAATATTAGTGAACAACCAACTCCAGATACCGAATCAAATCCAAAACCTAAGCCAAAACCTAAACCCCAAGCTGAGCCTGAACCTGAGCCTGAACCTGAGCCTGAACCTGAGCCTGAACCTTAGCCTGAACCTGAACCTGAACCTGTTAAAAAGGAAGGAACAAAAAATAAAAAAAAATCTAAAAAAGATGATGATAATGAAATAATAGTTGAGTAAATTTAATTTTTTAAAATATTATATTAGATATTATTATATATATATGAATAATTATTATAATTCTACATCTTATCTTAATAAAATTAACACTAAACAAGTTTTAATATTAGATATAGATGATCAGTATGAAAAAAATGATAAATTTATATTAGGATCTTCGGATAAGTTCCATATAAAACTACATGAGCCAATTATAATTGATAATATATCAGAATTATATCTGGATAATGTCACGACTTACAACTGTAATATATCAAATGATAATGATAATTCAGCATTTATATTAAATATTGATCAATTTAATTCAACCACTAAAGTCGCTAGTAATTCTAGTTATACTTATACATCCGCCATTGGTGGATCATCTAGTCGTTTAATATCAAATGGGAACAATATTATAGCAAATAATATTATTATACCAAATGAAAATAATGATTTAGGTAATTATTTTTCTAGTGTTCATCATAAATCTAAAAAATTAAATTATCTAGCAGATATTCCATGTGGTAGAATAGATCAATTATCGGGTAATATTACAAATTTACACGGTGATTCTATTTTTCATGGACAACAAAATAGTAACAATTATACATATATGATTCAAAATATAAATTGGTTATGGAATGGTCAAAATAATTCTTTCAGTGGGTCTGACGCTGGGATAGATTTCCCAGGTAGTTCAAATGGCAGTATTACTCATATTAAAAAAAATACAGAATTTATTTTATCTAGAGGCACTGATACATTATCGATGGTATCATGTGTATTACTCAATGATACCAGATTAAAGGCAAATAGGATATTATTTTCAACATCCGCATCTCATACAATAGTTAAAGATAACTTTACAAATTGTTCAAATGTAAATATGTTAATATCAAATACACCTATATCTGATAATGAATGTGATAAAAATCACGGTGGAACACCCCATATAAATAATCCTAATATTGTTTTAAAGGGTGAACAAATTATGAACCTATTTTTACCAAAAATACCTGATTTAACAAAAAGTCCCGCTGAATTTGCTAAAGGTAATCCTGAACTTTATTATGATACAGGGAGATTTATTGCTGAGTTTACTATAATTGAAAAAAAATAAATAATATATATATATAGTATGAGTTTAAGTTTTAATATTGATGTTTTTTCTGGTAGAACAGATGATATTGACATTAATGGTGCGAATCTAACTAATGTGCTAATAAAAGATAGTACAATATCTGATTCTTTATTTGATAATGATCAATTAGAACTTGATCACTTAGTAAATAGTAGCATCTCGCATTCCCATTTAAGACATTGTACATATAGATATGGTACTATTGACACTAGTGATATTACCGTCGGATCTGGTAAAACTCTTGATGTATCTAGTGGAACTTTAACATTAGCCAATAATCAAATCAGTGGTGATAATATTAATAGTGGTACTATTGATAA